ATGAATCTCGAAACAGGTATGTTCTATAATACAATGATTAAGACACTCAAGGCGCTCTTACGCCAGCTTTTCCCCGACATTAATTGGAGCATTGCTGATTATGAAACGGTGATTAAACGCGGGTTTATTGATGCATTTGGTCATCCCAATGGGATTGTGATTACGGGTTCATTGCCCAATCGCCCAAAACAAACAGTCCACATCTCGAACTTAGTGCTCTATGATGCAACCCCGATGTCCGAGGATATGGCTATAACGGCATCCATGGTGGGTGCGCGGATGCGGATTCTGCTTAAGGATGATTCGTCTCTGCCAATTCCTGCGCATACCCCTGCGCAGAAAGCGCACTTGGGAATTTCCCAGGTGCGCTTCGGCCTAAGCATTTGCTAACCACATATCCAGCCGCTTGATCGGCGCTTCTGGCGTAACTGACACTTCGTCAGAGATCAAGTTAACCGAGGTTTCGGCCAGCGTGTAGCTGCGCTTATTAATTGCGCCGGAAAAATCGCCAATGGTAATCACATCGCCTTGCGCACGTTGTACAATGTGCGCAAGGCCCGCACGCCTAGACTGGCGTGAAGGTAAAACACAGCGATCCGGTTTGGGCTGTGCTATTTCCCAGGGCAATCGTGGTGGCTCCGACTTGGCTGCTGTAATCGCACTCGGCAGCGAGGAACGTGGCCAGCCAATTGGTTGGGCCTTTGACTTTCCAATCGAACTGAATCACCTGAAAGCCTGCACTTTGCAGATTCGCTGGAATAAAGAGCGACTGGCAGCCAATCTCCTTGGCATTCGAGAATTGTTCGTTCTTGCGCGGGGATAAACTGATCGTGCCATCGTCGTGGCGCATCTCCCAGCGCTCGGGCGTGGACGAGGCAGTTTCCACGGGCAGCCGTCCAGTTTGGTGACCCACCACCAGCCATCGTACTGAAGGTCATCGAGCGCTGGATTAAGAGCGTCCCGAGTACCTGTACTTGGGCAGGCCAGAGCGTAAAGGGCATTGTGCATCTCCCATCCCCCAACCCTTGGGCATCGTCGATTAATCCAAAGTGGTGGGTGAAGTAGGCAGGGTCGGCATGGCATTTCGCCAATTCAACAGCATTTGACATTGTTCCTCACGCCACTGCTGCAATTCCTTGGCAGCCTGTTCCAACGCTGGGCTATCAATCACAATCGGTGCGCTCCGATCGCCTTTATGCACATGCTCTTGCTTCTGTTTGCGGCCTCCGGTTTCCTTGGCCAAGTCATCGAGCACCCCGCGATAATCACTAATCAGGGCCGAGTTATACCGATAAATCTCAACCTGCTCGGCATACTCGCCTGCCCCAATTTGTTTGACATCGCGCACCCATACATTCGGTCGCTTGTGCGGGTGATCGTCGTCAATCTCTTTAATTTGTTCTTCTAAATCCTTCGCTAACTCCTTGAGCTTGATCACCCGCTCAAAGTCGAGCGCGAGGCCTTCCTCAAACACCTCGCGGCGACGTGCAGCTAGCGCATCATTTTTTGCTTGCTCCAGCTGCGCATCGTAGGCCTTGGCACGATCCTGCCAATTGAATTCGGTTGACCACCGTTCAAGACTTCTTAAATTAGGTTTTTTACCCGACAAATCACCGTCATGTACCGATAAACGCTTGAGTGATCGGTTAATACCCATGCGCAGATAATCGTTGCAGGCCACCACGGCCTTATCTGATTCGTTGGCGTAGCGGTGGCCAATGATAAGTTGTACTGTTTCTTGCTTGGCCATTGCTCGCCGCCTTGTACTCGCTGGTTAGATCTTGATCAAGGTCACGAAAAAAGCACCACAGATCCAGATTGATATAGAACAAAAAGCCATAGACAACACTGAGCCCAACGCCACCCAAATCACAGCACGGCTTTCAGGCCATCACGCAGTAGCCCATGTAACAAAGCCCAGTTGAACCCAGCCGGATCGTCTTTTCGTGCATCGACATGGCCGTGGCCAAGCACAGGCAGAAACCCATACTTGCCCCACCACTCGCGAATCTGCCACGCAACCATGGTCATTTGCGGTAGCGGATAAGGATCAACCCCATTGCCACGATTTTCGATTTCAATATTGAGCGTGCATTCATTCAAGTTGCGCGGAACGCCCACTGGGTCACTGCCATCAGGATCGACAGGGCCAATCGTGCCGAATCCGGCGCAATAGGCGGTGTCTTCATCCTTAACCAGTTTGTGATTCATGCCCGACTTACTAATCAGCCGATGGGCACTCACACGCGGGTTGCTCGTGCGAGTCAGCCACAGCAAACTATTCGTGCCGCCTGTGTGGTGCAGCAGAATTTGCAGCGGTTGATAGCCAGCTCGTCCAACCGTGAAGTGGGTTGGGGCTGCTGGAAAATCCACGATCGAGAGATCAGGCGTGGTGAAGATGCGCGACTGGGCGAATCGGAAAAGGCTCATAGATGACCATCCTTTTCAATTCGCTCCAGGCCTTGTTCGAGGAGATCGGGGCGCTGGCTATTGTCCTTCGCTTGCTCAGCCAAGACCGACATAACCCGCTTGAGCGGAGCGGGGATAGGCACGCCGAGCTTTGCGGCATTTTCAATAATACTCAGCAGCTCAGCCAAGCAAAAGCCCAAGGCGATGCTTTCAGCGACTGGCGCGTTGCCGATAAAGCGCTCAAGGGCTGCGCCAATCATCACGAAAATAAGTTCCATGGCCTTGCGACGCATCCCCTTGCCAGACATGCTGCTATTGATTTTGGCATTTTGACCCGCCAACAGCAGGCCAGTCAGGATGTCAAAAAACATCATGAGTAACAGCGTGCCAATCGTTGCATTATTCGCAAACCAGTCTTGAAACCATTGCATAACCACCTGCCACATAATCAATCCTTCAATCAATTGATAGCTCGCAGGCGAGTATACAAAAAACACCACGCGAAACGCGGGTTGAAACTAAATCAACCCGCTCTCCGAGCGCGATGGCGCTGATACCGTTGATGGTCACAGGCACGGCACAGCCACGCATGGCGGCGCTCATTCGTGCCACCACACACTTGGCAGCGGCGGTTAATGGGGTTTGTGCGTCGTTTGTAGGGATGTTCAAGTGGGTCGATGGCAATGCGGCCTATCGACTGGTGGATGAGATCGATAAAGCAGCTGATCACCAGGTCAGGGGCATCGTAAAGCAAGCGATAGAGGTGCTGTTGTTCCGCGTCAGTTAAGTAGGTGGCATGGCGATCCCAAAGGGCATCGAAGATGTGATCGAGGGTAGACATGGGCAGCGCTCCTGATGGCACGACAAATCGTGCCGTGAGCGCGGCAGGGGCTACCCACATAGTATACCAGATTGAAGAGATTCGATATGGGTGAGTTTTGGGGTGGTGTTACTGGTTGCGTTACTGCTTTGTAACTGCATTTTCAAAAAAGCAGTTACGCTTTTTAGGGCTATCCAATCAGCTAAAAAGCCTGCTGTAACTGCGTAACTGCTTTTTCAGCGTAGCACTCACATGAGAAGAATATATTTTAGTAGTTCAATCGCATTATTCGTCCTATAAAAGCCTACAAAAAATATAATAAACAAAGACTATGTTAAAAAAGCAGTTACGCTACCAGTTACAGGCGAAAAAGCAGTTACGCCGTTTATTCCCGTTGTTCCCGTTGATCGATGGTGAGCACCACATGTACCTTGTGGCAGCATGGTCAATGGCTGAATATCGGCTGAGCTGGGGGATAGCTCAGAGCTTCGTTTCAGACGAAAGCGTTATTTCAATGCCTTCAGGGGTTAACTGGGGTGTAGGCGGCTTAGCACTACCGCAGCTCCAGAGTGCAAGCATGACCACGATGAGACCGAGACGATGCAGCATAATCCCTCCTCAAAGATAATTGAGAAGAGTATAGAGCATTGGTAAAGAGGATCAATGGTTATGTTAAAGTTATAGAGGCTACGCTACCAATCACATACAAAAAAAGATTCTAGTGAGTTAAATGAATGTAGCTCAGTAAAGTAATAGAAACTTTATTAATATAGTTGTACGACAACGTTTAAACATGTTATACTCTGGTATATTATGATGCCTATTTCTGCTTAATTTTTTATTAATTATTTACACTTAGTAATGTAGTCTCATGTAAGTAATTAAGACTGCTGTATTTCTATGCCGATTACCCTTAAGACAATAGAATTATTTGCTGGAGCTGGAGGCCTCGGGCTAGGGTTTCTTCTCGCAAATCATCCAGGTGTCAATTTTAGGCCTTTATGTGCAGTCGATTTTAACGTAGACGCATGTACTAGCTATAATATGAATATGCAATGGCTGCATCAGAATGCTCCTCATTTACAGACAACACAAGCTTCTAAGGCTTATCTGCGGAAAGTTGAATCCTTAAACGTTAATGCAGTGAAGAGGCTTTTCCAGTTACAACAAGGTGATCTCGATATTTTAATGGGTGGTCCTCCTTGTCAAGGATATTCATCTTCAAATCGCCAGGCATCAAAAGAAACACGCGATGAACTTAATAATATGGTGAAATCCTTTCTTGATCGAGTTCAAGATTTTTCACCAAAAATGTTTCTCTTAGAAAATGTCCAAGGAGTCACATGGACTGCCTCGACTGACGAAATGAGAATACCTAGTGAGCAATTATCCTTTATAGATAATGAAGAGATTGCTGATGTTAAAGACTATTTAGTTCATAGAGCACGCGAGCTGGGTTATCACATATGGTATTCGGTGCTTGATGCAGCGGATTTTGGTGTCCCTCAACATAGAAAACGATTTTTTCTTTTTGGTATTCGTACAGACTTGACAACTGACCCAAATATTCGGCTTGAAAAATTTATCAATCCTTATAGAACGAGCACACTTACAACAGTTGCCCAAGCTATTGAGGATCTTCCTGTTATTAATAATGGCGAGCATTGGAAAGGTAATAACTATAATCCGGTGGCGAATGGGTATATCACTATGATGCGTAGCTTTATGAATAATAATGTTTTATTTGACCACTTTACAACAAATCATCAAGAATATGTTCTTGAGCGTTTCAGAAATATTCCTGAAGGCGAAAATTGGAAATCTATAAAAAATATTATGAATACGTATAAAAATGTAAACAAAACCCATAGTAATATTTATAGAAGATTACAACGGAATGCCCCATCGCATACTATTAGTCATTACCGCAAAGCAATGACTATCCATCCTGTACAGAATAGAGGATTATCATTTAGAGAAGCCTGTAGATTGCAGTCTTTTCCAGACTGGTATCGATTTAGTGGAACAAGAGAAAGTGCCCAACAGCAACTAGCGAATGCAGTGCCACCTTTGCTTTCGTCAAAGGTGGCACTGGCTATCGCAGATTATTGGTTATCTCTGCCACATAATGCTCTTATGAAAGATTAAAGACAAAAGTATATTTGTCTTTTGTATCTGGAAATGTTATTGCAGGTATCCAAAAAGGTTTTCCATTCCAGTTTTCGCCAGTAACTTTGAATATAAATAAAGTTGGATATTCTCGGCTTGCTTTGGCTTTATAGCCGGGTGGTAATAAAGCACCAAATTTGTCTTTACTACCAATATTTCGATTACGGCTAACAATTAAAAGACCTCTCGTAATGTTTCCTGTCTTCATTAATTCCAGTGCAGATATAATTTTTTTGTCATTCCAAAGACTAAAAGTTCTAGGTACCGAATGGATATTATTTAATATATCTATCAGAATTTCTATATCAACCTCTTTTTCCTCGGTCTTGATACCGGTAGTTGGATAGTCTTCCAATATGGCATCAATATTTTTAGTAGTTTTATCTATATCTGACTTATTGTAATATGGATATCTTTGTAAGTAATTCTTTCCAGAAACGTAATATCCTATACTAAACTTATTTAGAACATTGTTTCTTGTTGCTCTTACCGTGTTATTTATAATAATACTGCGATAATTTTCATTAGGATATCTTTTTATTAAATCACGTAATGCTTTTTCTGATTCATAAATAACAGTAAATCTTTTTTCAATTTCTTCAGTTATAAATAGTCTTGTAACATCCATATGATTTTTTCTGTACCCATACATTCTTGCATGCTGAAGCATGGTATCCATGTTTGTTACTTTTGGTTGTCTCCCATAATATGTGACAATTAAATTTTTTATGGTGACCCCACGCGCTATTTTAGTTCCTCCAATGAAAATATTATATTTTCCTGAATATGTTGGTTGATAGGTCGTACTACTGTTAATTACACTTATATCTGTTTTTATAATAGACTCTCTTAATTCATTAATTATCGTTCCTAATGAAATACCATCCTCATATGTACTTATTATGTCAGTATATATTTTTTCTAGATAATATATATCTTCACTTGTGATATTATTATCAACATAATCTATTAATGATTTTCTAAGTACTCCTATATATTTATTTATTATTTGACTAATTTTATCATGATCTGCTTTTCTCGCACTAATATGACAAAGAAAAGAAAATCTAGTACTAGGTTCATCAACTATCTTGATAGTTGCTCCAATATAAAATGTTAGTAATGCATCTCGCAGACTATCTGGAATACTATCACCTTCTTGTTCAATCATCATATGGATATCATGCTGATCGATTCTTCGTATAATTTTTGATTTACGTTCCTCTAATTCATTTTCATCATCATTTTCATAAATCATGTCAATTTCTTGTTTCAGCGCAAAAAACTGTTCGCTTCCAACATAATCAGCCCCTGGTTCCAATAAAACAGTAAAACCAGGTCTTGATTCATGTCCAGAATCTTGAAGAAAGAGTGCTTGAGGAGTAGCTGTAACCTGTAATCTGACATGATTAGGAACTAAACGACGTATCTCTTCAATAGCACTGAACGTAGGCCCAGCCTCTATAAGAGGATTAACGCTTCTTCTTCGAGTATTAGTATCTAATCCACCCTCATCAGCTTCATCATCAATAATTAATGCTATAGGAAGGCCCATCTTGAGCTCTTCTTGAATTGTTCTAAGGGTTTGTTCTAACTTGTAAAGAATAGCAGTATTTTTTGTTGTAACTAATACTAAAACACCCTTAGGATCTTTAAGGGTTTGGGTCATCATTAGTATCTTTTGTTCCCAACTATCCTTCCCTTCCACTTCTATACTTTGTAAATCTTGTTTCAACCGCTCATCAATTGTCTGATTATAGAGTATAAGGTTATTAGAAGTAAGAATAATAAAGAGTCGATATCCATTATCTGCCGCTAATGCTATAGCTGTAGTGAAAGCAAATGTTTTACCACTTTGAATATAGCCTAGAAGCAATCCATGTCGGTTTTGACTTCCTTCTTCGGCAGAAGGTAATTCTTGAATTAATTCTAGAATATTATTAATAAGCTTATCTGCACCATTCTCACCCATTGATTTTACTAAAACTGTGCGTAGTTGCGTAATATGTTTGCCATCGGTGATAATATCGTCAAGTTCCATTATTCTAGACTCCTATATAGAAAAATATTAATCTGCTAGAAAAAATCTGAAATAACCCTTCCTCTCATATTTTAAGCACACTTGGGTTATATGTTGTCGGTCAACAGTCCAAGAATAATTAACTAAATCCGATCACCCTTCGCCAGATTACATTTCCGACAAAGCAGCTGCACATTGCCGACGGTGTTTGCTCCGCCCTTGCTGTGCGGAATGATATGATCAAACTCAAGATAAGAGGCATCGCCACACTGGGTACACTTGCCCTGATCACGTTGCCACACTGCCAGTTTTACATCTTGGGGAATATAGCGGCTTTCTTGTCCAGTTTGGGGTGCAATAAACTCTCGTTTGGCCATACGCACTAACACATCAAATACTGCTTCAGCCATGGTTGGATCTGCCACGCTATAGCGACCATTCCCACTTTTAACCGATAGTTCTAAGTAGATGCTGCCTGCCTCAGCGTTAATCCGCATGACCTTCTTCCAGTCGATGCTGCTTCCACCCGCTTGGGAAAGAAAATGCAGTTTCTTATTGGTAGCCACAAAACGCCCAGGTTGCAAGGTAGTGCCTTTGGCGGTGACTTTATGATAGCGGGCATCAGTTTCGAGATGGCAGATTTCGCCAGCATCGAGCCGAACGGTTGGTTGAATCGTTGGCAGATGACCTTGGCGCACATTACTAATGGTTTGCAAGTATTTGAGGCGCTGGAGCAGCGGTTGGGCTTGATGATCGGGGATGCGAAAGGCCTGTTGGAGTTGCTGAATATGGGCGGCTTCTTCATTCGTAATTACGCCATCGGTCGATGCAAAAGCCAGTGTGCGTTCAAGGAAGTTCAGTGCATCACCACGAATATAGTTCAGCGCCTCATCCCAGCTCAAGCCTTCTTGCTGCGAGCCTTGAATAAGGATCGTCCATTCTTGTGGCGATAAAAGCCCATCATTACAAAATTGCAGAAACGCCTGGCGAAAGCGCTGGAGTTGTTGTTGGACAACGCCGTCGCAGGGGCCGCAGCGATTGGTTTGACGATTGAAGCGTAAAGCACCCATAAGACCAGTATCTTGGTGGCAGCGCGTGCAAACTGGCATGATCGTCTCACTCCTAGAAATCCAAAATACTCTGAGGTTAGGTATAGCTATATCCACATGAGGCTACAGCTACTCTAGCGATCATGCTCGCCGCTGTCAAGAGGAGTTAGGGGGAAATCCCCCATGCGGTTTTCGATTGGTGACTAAAGGGCTTCTTGTAGGAAATATAAAGAGACTAGAGACTGGCCTTAAACACAAATACCATCCAGTTGGATGGTATTTGCATGATCTTTGGCAGGATTGCGGTTACATCTAACGAATATGCTAGACGTTTAATTGTAGAACTGGTGCTGTCGGAATTTCATCCCACGTTCGTCCATCAAGCTTTCTCCCTGATGTTTTTTTACTTCCTGGACGCATGATTGTTTCGTCATGAGGATCTGGACTCCATACATTATTAGGCTGATTTTTATAAATTGCTATGGTGTTTCTTGCGTCTCCGTAGATCAGCAGGGGTTGGTATAGGTTTTAAGTGAAGCCGTTCATGACAATCTCGACAAAGCGTAATTCCATTCGAAACAACAAAACGTAGTTCTGGATATTTGGCAAATGCTTTAATATGATGAGCCTGTAAATTACCGCCGCGACGATCACCGCATGATTGACATGTGTATTCATCGCGTGCATAAACAGCATTTCGCCAGTCACGATATTCGGGGCTACGGCGTGCATCGTTCCTATGTATCCCCCCCTTCCAATTAGGGTTTCGTTCTCCGCGAGCCGCATTAACGCGTAAAACTTGGCTAATCTTTTGTCTTACCTCTTCGCTTCGAGGAATGCCACGAAGCGGGCTAATGCGTCCTATATGCGCCTCTCTCATACGTTGTTTTGCTTCTTCTGTATGGGTATGGCCTTTAAAAGTCGAAACCCTACCTTTATGACTTTTACGAACTTTGACACGACTACATGCATGACAACGGGTTGATAAGCCATCACCACGAGTATGATCTTTATTAAACCACTCCCGTGGTTGCCATGATTTACATTTGCTGCACCATTTCAACCCTTGACTAAGATTTAATTTATACTCATCAAGTGATATACCTATTCTTTTGGCTGCTATTTTGAGTGAACCTTCTAATGTCAGTGCCATAATATAGCCTCGCTTTACTTCATGAACGTTTTTTCAAGCAATAGTAATATACTTAATTAGTTAAATTCTTTGGTACTTCCCAGTATTTTACAACAGATTCTATAATATTTGATAGTGTATATCGGGCGATTTTAATTTTAGGCTTATTAGGAAACAGAACCTCTTCAATAAGCCTCGGCCTATCGGCAGTAGAGTCAGATTTTCAACTTAGCAGTTCTGATAGCAGGAAAACCTATCTAAAATAGCGGATTAGTAGGTTTCTTTATTAATCTGTGGATAATTTCCCTATGGAATTCTCTTTCTATTTAAACCATTTATCATAGAGGAAACTTGAAAATAAAGAAATAATTATAGCTATAATTACACCAAATAATATAAAGTTTTTTATATTTTTCTTTTTGTCATATTTTTTTATGTAATCTCCCTAATAAAAATTATATCTTGGAAAGAAATAATAAAATAATTTAATCAAAGGAAATAATCCAAACATCATTATAAATGGTAGTACAAGAATAAATATCAAGCTTGAAGAACCTGTAAAAGGATTATCTATTATTGAAACCTTTTGAGATTCTATAATTAATTTACCTAAATCTGTTATTTCTTTATTATTCCATCTATTTTCAACAGCATTAATCTTTTCTCTTCCAGAAGTTATCATTTCATTAAGTAGAATATAAAAAGATAAAAAAGATATTCCTAAAGCAGAAAATGTAATTGTTGATGATATAGTTTTATCTCTCAGAGGAACTTTTGATTTGATTCTTTTAATTCTTTCTTCCAATTGTGATGTTGTTATAAATACCCAATCCCTGTCATCACCTTCAATTTGGAATGATATAGAATGATTATTTGGTTCAGATAAGTATTTTGGATTTGAAAATGACATAAATATTCTATAATTATATGTATAAGATTCATCTTTATCAGTTAAATTTAATCTAATTCTATTTATAAGAGATGAACCATCATTCTTAAATGAAAATATTGAATCTATATTTTCTATTTCACTAATAACTCCATTACCAAATAATACTTCTATATAGATTTCCGGATCGTTTGATTTGATTTTTATTTGTTGTAAACAAATATCAAGTAATCTTCTTAATTCTTGTTCATTTATAAAAAAACCGTTATCATATGATTTATTCAGTTCTGATCTCATAAATCAAAGCCTCTGTCAACTTAATTCAAAGACAACAGGTATATAAGTAATATCCTTTAAGTTAATCCAACGAGTAGGTATAGCAAAGCTGGCATTTTGCAACACCCTTGCTTGGCTAATTGTCACTAAATTGTCATACTTAATTGAGCTATCTAATGTTAAAATAGAACATGGGTTCTAAAAGAGGGTATACATATGCTTGATGAAGATATCGTTGCACTAGCAAAATGGTTTGATATTATTCTGACTTCAAGTGATGTTGCGCACGACGCTCACGAACAAGTCGTTGACCTTCAAGAAATGCCAACATACCCTCAATATCGTCAGGAGTTGCTTTCATCAAGCGCTCAAGACCCTCGTGAAAATCAGGAACAGCTTCAATGAGCGATGCAATCCGTTCAGCAATAGAACGTGATGAATCACGAAATCCAAGATCGTAACCTGCCATCTCAACAACTCTCCATAAAGGCAGGGCGAAAGATCTACTAACTTTAACTAAAGTCTCTAAGTCAGGCTTTTGAGCATCATTAATCAAGTTAGATAGGGCTGTCTTTGATATCCCTGTCTCTTCTTCGGCAACACGTAAACTCCAGTTACGTTGCTTGAGTTGCTGATCGACAAAAACGGATAGTTCAGACATATTTAATAACCCCAATTATTACAAATCGCAGTATAAATGATATATACACCGTTGACAATAGTATATACCTTTGATACAATGTCCCCTAGAAAGTACAAACGGTCTTGGAGGTGTCCATTGTCAAATCTTGCACGAACCCTTGTTCATATCCCGAAGGATGACTTGAAGGCAGTAACATTAATGGCGAAACAAATGCAAGTTTCTCGTGCCGCTATTATTCGTTGGGCTATCAGTTCATATCTCCAAAAAAATTTATCTAATTGTCCCGAAAAAGGGACAAATGTACTTAATAAAAACCAATCCGACCAACAAGCAGCTTGAATCCAATAAACCCAAGGAGTAATTCCCATGTATATCGTCTATATCGATTCGCCACCAAATCGTCCCCGCAAACATTGGGTCGGCGTGAAACGCAAATGCCAATTCCGTTTCCGCATGAGCCTGCGGATGCTGCATGACGTTCGTGAATACACCGCAGCTCACCATGCAATGTTTCACCAATTAACCTAAATCCCAAACCCAATTCACCTAGGAGCGCACAGCCATGACAGCAACAATCGCCGAACTGCAAAACCAATTACTAGAAGTCTTGCCCGAATCAGGCCGAACCGACCTCACGACCGAATCGCACGCTGCTGCTGGCGTGCAAGTCTGGATTGAACGTGATGGTGTAGGCTGGCATGCCTATCTGTCCACGCCCACGATCGAGCACCAATACATCAGCTCACGTTTCATTGAACGCAACCTCGAAAGCCTCAAAGAGCATGCCGTCTTCTGCGCTGATGAAGCCGTGCTTGACCTGACCCCGAAAGTTCCAGCCGCAGCCAAGCCCGCCAAAAAGACCCGCAAAACCAAAAAGCCGCTTTGTGCCTGCCCAAGCTGCACGAAGCAGAGCAATGCCAATGGTGTATTTCACTGCCTCAAAGGTAGGGAATACGTGATCTTTGCTGCTGGTCAATGCCTCGGTTATCGCAAGACCGAGAGCGCCGCCGATACCGTGCTGCGCGAGTATCGCTATGCCCAACTCACCAAAGCAGCCGCATGAATCACCGGAAGGCTCACGCGGCTGTAAGCCTCAATTACAGCGCCAGAGGCGTACCTGGCACCGACTTTCAATTGAGTGGAGGCTCCCATGGGCAAAAAGCTCAACCTTGAACCAATCGCCTGTGAATCATTTGGTGAGGCTCGCGACAAAGCAGCGCACATCGCCCGCTATAGCCAGTACCGCTACCTCGTTTGGGAACGCGGCGACGACCAATACTACTACGCACTGGCAACCCCACAAACCGTCAAGCAGATGATGCTTGATGCGGGAACGCAAGGGTTGATGCGAATTTACGATCGCACAGGATTCTTGAGATTGACGTGGTGGGTTGCGAATAACATCCGTCGCCAATTACTGAGAACCTGGCGTGGGTAACCAACTAAAGGCCTGAGCAGCCCTACCTGCTCACCAGCCGTTGAGCGCGGCGCACACAAAAAAAGCCTGATCGGGAGGCTACCCCAATCAGGCAAACAACCAGTACAGCGAAGGCAACAGCACCTTTAAAAGTTCATACGCAGTCGTGGCATATCGTGCGCACCCAGCGCAGGATCGCATGCCTCAAGGACACAAGGCTATGGGCGAATACCCCACCTCGGCAGATACGCCGCGTCCTTCCCAGCAGCACCACGATCAACGGGCAGGAAATCACGTAGGCCTGCCCACCCTAGCACCCACAGGAGGCGTTATAGACAGATCAATGCGCTGGAACAATCGCTCATCCCAGCGCACTCATGATTGAGCTATCAATCACCACCAAGACTACACGATGTAATAGAGAGAGACAAGGCAATACTTGATCATTTTCAGCACGAATTGAGTACCAACACCATGGCACGAAAATCAATGAGCGGCGCAGCCGAAGACATTGTGGCTGACGCACGCAATCAACTGCGGGAGGCTGATAGCGAATTAGAAACCGCGAAGAAAGTCAAAGATGAAACTGAGCGCAATCGCCTCATTGCCGAGGCGCAAATCAAAGTCAACCGCGCCGAAGCACGCTTAAGAGAGGCGATGCACCACGGGCGCGAGAAATGAGGTTCTATGGTTGCCCCCAAAGAATTCACCATGATCCGTGCATACGAACCAGTCACAGTTATTACGGCGACTGGGGTTCAAGTTGGGAATGTTGTTAGTGCAACTGCCACACAGGTAACCGTTCAAATCAATGGTCAGCGTTATACATTCAGCCGATCGAAGTCATATCGAACCCAGCTTGATCGGCTGGTAATAGATGAGGTATCACGCTGATGCTTAAATTACCGATTATCGAAACAACCAGCCCAAGCGACATGATCGCCGCAATCAAGCGCCATCGGCATGCTGAGTTGGCAATCCAACGGCTGAACTACAAGGCGCGGATGAGTGACTTCAATCGCACGCTGAACATGGAACATTACCACGATGCGCAGGCGATCAAGCCTGTTATTGAGCGTCTTGAGCAGCGTATCATCGAATTGGAGAACTAATCAATGTGGAATGTGATTGGCGAAATCGGGCAAGATACCCTGATCACGATGGGCGTGGGCTTGCCACTGGCTGAAGCGCTCGATTATCACCACCTCTTGCAGACAATGGCAATCAATGCTGCCGCAACTATGCAGATTCGCCCAAGCTTTGGGCTGATCACCTACTGGATCGAGCCAGCAGGCGAAGCGATCATTCTTGATCGTCAGCCGATGCCCGTGTTAACGAATGAAACGGCGCTTGCCCACTAAGAGCAGCGCCGTTTCCGTTTCTTCAAAGCTGAATTAATTATACCACAAAGGGGAATTATGGGATTCTTAGACGTTATCGATGATATTGACGTGCCAACCAGCGAGTTGGTTCCACTGCCCAACGTCTATTGGTTCAACAGCCAAGATGGCCGCCCAGCGATGTTCTTTACCAATAACGATTACCTTGCCGATCCACCTAAAGCTCCGTGGAAACCAAGCGACCATTTCAATGATGGAAAAGCAGCCAGCTTTGTCGATGTCACCACTAAGCCGCTCAATGTCACGGTGATCGGGCTGCGTAAAAGCCCATTTTTGGAAATCGATACCGCCAATGGGAAGCGCAAACAATTTGCCGCTCAGTGGGAGCCAGGTATGCAGTTGCTGACTGAATCACTGTGCTTTTTCGAAGGCATTGACGAGCCAGTTATTTGGAGCATGCGCGGGATGACGGGCAAGCACTTTCAAACCGAGATCGTCAACAAAGCCAAGTCAATCATTCTGAAGCAGGCTCGCCAGGCATTAGCAACATTCCACGCGGCGCGGAGGTGTTTACCGCCGAAGAAACCAAGGGCATGGCCGCTCGCATGGTTGTACCCCAAGGCGGCATGGTCGGCACGATGGCCAATGCGTTGCCAACGAATCAACCATCTGCGCCGTCGATCATCAATCAGATCACCATCGATGCGCGACAGGCCACCAATCCGGCAGCCATCAAAGCCGCCGTTGAAGAAGTCTGGAACAAGAAGATGAAAGATATTTTGGGCAGCGCCACCATCCGGCTCAAAACCAATCCATTTGGCAAATAACCAACCAAACCCTACCGCCTAAAGGAGGCGGCTTGTATGACCACAATGCAACTTCTGCGCAATGGCAGTGTCGTGATCGACTTCATGCCTAGCGTAAATCCAACCGAAGGAACCACCTGTTATTGGCTTGTTGATGGCTCGTGGCAGCCGCAGGTTCCCCAACGCGACCGCCGCTTGATCTCCAATGGCGAACAATTAATGCCCAGTGTGCAATCGTTCGCCGTGAATATCTTTGGGGGAACCAATGAAGATCAGGCGTGGGCCGCCTACCACGCGCTCATGGTCTTGCTCGATGATGCCGAACGCTTCTATGAGGAAGGCTATAGCAGTGCTGTGGTGTGGCGCACCAAGCCCAGCGACAATACCGTCCATAGCGATATGCTGGTGATGGGCCGCGCTGGCGATACGCCCATGGTCGGTACATCGCCCACGCTGATTCAAGATAACGATGTCTGGTGGATTCTCAATGTGCCCGTGACGTTTCTCTGCCGCCCGCTGCGCTGCGCAACCAGTAGCGTGAGCAGCAGCACCAGTGCCAGCGCCAATATTGCGACGATTCATCAGCCCACTTTCAGTGGCAGCGCCGCACCCATGGAAAGCCCAACCAACCTGACCTTGAACGTGGCCGCAGCCACGAATGGGGCAACCATCAATGGCCTGATTGCCGTGGCTCCACGCGGTAAAATGGTCAAATCGGCGGCGTGGTTGTTTGCGCCCAGTCCCAGCGTGGGCGGCTGGTCACGCCAAATTCAAGCATCCGGCGTGTACGCCTCCGATAATCTGGTCTGTTTCTACAACTTCCCCAGTGTCACGCCATCCTATTCGCCCAACGGGGTCTTGACCGACATTGGCGCAATGAATTGCCGATCGGTGATTCAATGGGCCATGCTGCGCACGACCGCACCATTTCTCATTACGCCCGTGGTGCGCAGCAATGGCGCACTGATCGAAGGCCGTGCCACCCTCGTCGATAGTGCTACCCCAATCATTGTGCCACTTGGCCAAACCAGTTCACCCTACCTGATTAGCGGCCATCAGCTCAAGCTGACCAACCTAACCAACGCCGGAGCGATCTATATCAATGCCATCCTGACCATTGCCGCCGATGCAGGCGGCTGGAGTGTGATTCCCTTCGCGTCGCTGCCGCTGCCCAGCACGGCCACCACGATCATCGTCGATGCGCGCTATCTGAGCAATCCCGATGCGAGTTTGACGTGGACGAATGCCGGTGTAACCCAAGCCGTTCCGACCGATAGCAATCCCTTAGTGCTCACGAAGGATCTCCAGCTGGATGTCAACATCTTTGCCGTGAATGGCAATTCATGGAGTGCCACCGCCGAAGGTTCTGCCAGTGCTCGCACGATGACCGTCCAAGCATCACGCCTCAACAGCGCGATTATCCCACTCTAGGAGGGGTTCATGCAGTACGCAATCTCACTCTATGACCCCTTCACGAACGTGCAACTGGCACGGTTTGATCGCCAGGTCACCGACGCAACCCTGAGCACCAACGGACTGACCGCCAGTGTGCGACTTGCGCCCTTTATCGCGAAAACCTTGTACGCTCAAGCGCGGCTGTTGACTGCCGTGGTACAGCGCAGCGATGGTAAAATCCTGCGCTATCGCACCGTCACCCTACGCCTGATTGATCAGGGCTTGGCGCTTGAATGCCATACCCTGATCGTGGCGCTCGATGATCTGGAGTACGATGGCTGGTGGTCAGTCACCACGCTGGATGGTTGGTTGCCCGTTGAAACCACTTCGTCCACACCCGAGCGCTGGGAGATGCGCCACGATGATGGCACGATCAGTTTGTCGCCGCGCAAGAATGAACAATTTAGCAACGCCAAGGGGATTGGTCGTCAGTCGCTCTTCATTCCGGCGAATCTGAACACCACCGGATTCCAAGTTATCCAATTCGATTGGCGCTCGAAAGGCCCCACCAATTGGCTGGCAACCTTCCTCGCTGCCGAGCGCGATTACAGCAGCCAAACCGGAGCGACCACGATTGCCCTGGGTAATGGCACAGCCCAAACCGGATCGCTGTGCTTCACCTTCGCGGCGCGGCCCCTCGTCAGTGTTGCGATGTATTACAACGCCGCCCTCGCCACCTATATCGGGGAAACAGGCGATGATTACCTGAAGATCAGCAACCTGCGCGTGGCCACGGTCACCACGAACATGGTCAACACGACCACCAGCGGTGCAATTGCCATTGGCACGGCCTTTGTGCCCGTGGCGAGTACCCTCAATATCGCGGTTGGTCAACGCCTGACCATCGAAAGCGGTGGGGTGAATAGCGAGAGTGTGGTGGTCTTGGCCGTCACCGCAACCCAATTCCAAGCCACCTTTACCAAAACCCACGTCATCGGCAGCACCGTGCGCGGAATTGTGGTCACGGATAAAGAGATTGTGGAGGATGTGTTGAGTAAGGCCCTGGCAACCAACCCAACGAGCGGGATCAAGCAGAGCAGTGCGCGGATCAGTAAGAGCAGCCGCGATTGTTTGGAAGCGGTGTGGTCAGCCGCATCCGGCTTAAGCGTGGTACAGGAGCTGGCTGCGCAGGCGCAATATGTGACGTATGTGGACGATGCGCAATACCTGTACTATGGCCCCAAGGAAGTGGGCCGCACGTTCGCCTTGGTCGATGGCTCGATTGAACTGGAGAAAGCGCTGGGTGAGGCGACCAACCAAGTGCGGGTTGGCTATAAAAACGCCAGCAACCAACCGCTCTATACCGCCTTCGCGGAACACGCCAGCGAGCGCTATGCCTTGGGCATCGTTCGCCAGCGCACGCTTGCCAGTGAAACCACCGATGCAACCGAGGCGGCCACGTTGCGCAGCGTCGCATTGACCGATGCCGCGCCCACCGTTCGCGCCAGTCTGGGCGTGCGAGCCGTGCGCAATGACTACAACGTGCGTGAGCCGCTGGATACGCTAACGCGGGGTGATGTGATTACCATTGGCGATTTGTCCGGCGCAATCAACAAACGAAGCTACACGCTGGCTGAAACCTCGGTTAATTTGGTCACGGGTGAGGTATCCGTAACGCCCGAAGCGCCGATTAAGCAGCTCGATCGGTGGCTGGCGCAGGGCTAAATAAAACAAGCGTGCAGGTGGGAACATCCCACCTGCACGCTTGTTTGTAAAATCCGGCCAAAACTACCACACCTTCAAGAGAAAATGTTTTCTTGGGTTGATTGATGGAGTGCTTTTTGCTACATCTCTTTTTTGTATAGTACAACCTCGCATATTACTCATGATATAGTAGGCATGGGTTCATTCGATTATATACATCCTGTGCGACAGGTTTGCCCATATATTCATTCACATCCCCTATGCACTTAAGCATCTAAGATGGATAAGGAATTTCTAGCCATGACTACCCACATTCTCGTGGTTGACGACGAACCCTCCATACGAGAGTTGTTCGAAGACGTTTTAGGTGATGAAGGGTATGTCGTACACACGGTTGCAACCGGACACCAAGCCTTAGCAGTCTATCAGACGATGCCTCTTGACCTTATTTTTATCGATATTATGATGCCTGAGATGGATGGCATAACCCTCTGTCGGCGCATTACCACTATTCCCGGGATGACTCAGCCTCCCATCATTCTCATGAGTGGAGGGACAACCGTGACCACGATTGATGGCCCGTATCAAGCATTTCTTGCCAAACCGTTTGACTTAACGAATCTTCTTCAGCTTATCCATACACTACTCAGTTCGGAACAATCATAATGCAACGCAGAGCACCAACCATACAGGAACAGTGGACAAATGTAGATGATTATCCCTCGTATGAACCAAACACGCACGCTGGATTGTGGTTCATCCATCACAGGATCAAATACTGAGTCAATGAGTTCGCTTAAACGATCCGCCCAAGAAGAGCTTGTCATTCGTTGGCGCTATCTGATGTATTGCCGTCTAAAGACCAGTTATTAAGCAACTCGACCCATTGAAACAGTCTCATCCATGAGCACCTGCCCGCACTTTCTGATAGAAGGATAAATATAAATCCACAATCAACTCAAAACCTTCTACAGTTATCGCCCCAGCAAGCGGCTGATTGGCCCCACCACCCATACCGCCATAGAGCGCAAACGCTCGGACTAAGGCATGATACTCATCGAGTAAATCCCCTACCACATCACGATTAACGAGGAGTAATTGCGCATAGGCTCCTCGCAAACGGTGCTCGTACCGATATCCTAAACAGAGGCTCCGAATACCAGTCCACAGGCGGGCAACTTGATGTTCATAGGTGGGCATAGCTCCCTCGCAGTCGATAGATCACCAAATAACCGCATTACCCTCAGCCGTTTGGTCAATCCTTATCGGCCTTTCACACCCATAACAAGCAGTATGGTTTCACCATACTTTTACTCTCACGCTCACTCTACCCGAGCATGTTCGAAGGCCATTTGAATAGTCCATCATTCTTTATACTGCGGCATTGTCGTTGGATACCCGAAGGAGTTGCTGGATCATCAGAAGCAGATGTCCAAGATCAAAGGGTTTCGCGAGAAAGCTACCCGCGTGGTGATCAAGGTTCAGGGCGAGTTCATTGTGGCCACTCATAACAATGATGGGAATCCCACGCGTCGCCTCGTTGCTCGCCAACAGTGATCCAATGGTACCGCCATCACCATCAGGGAGGTTGACATCCGTGAGAATTAACTGGGGTATCTGTTGCGCAAAATAGGCCATCAATGCACCTACCGAGGTAAGACTGATGACCGCATAGCCTTCATCCGCTAAAAATTCCTCTAAAACGGCAACAATGGAATGATCATCTTCAACAATGACAATGGTGGGCTGCATACGACCTCATTGGTCTCGATGGTGCATTTAAGAATCTTCTTCGGGTTCTACTATGCCATAGATGTGCTCATGAATCAAGCACTGTCTAGCTAGAGGTATAGGAATACCACACAAACGCCATGGGTCGAACTGCAAGAGCGGAGCCAACACTCTTTGAAGGGCGCTATCAGTCTAGACAGAGACGTTCCGTCATGAACCAACCGACGATTATAGGCTATTCCCAAAGGCGCATAGGAGGTTTATTGAAACGCTGCGCAATCATCACGATAGGTGTGCACCCATCGCAGCGGTGAAGGCTGACAGGTATTATCCATCGAGCATATGAGGCAGCAACGGAAGGGGGTGGCTTGACAATGGCCACATTCCCAGCAGGTATAACCAGCGCATAATCGCAAGATTGATTGTTCCATGAGATACCCATGATGCCTGTTGCGCTCAACCATCCAAAGGATGTGTGATTGTTCATTCATCACCGTGGCTGTTTTGATACCGGGGTTGGCCACGACTATCGTATCGACCAGCGCAATTAAGTGTTCAACTGATTCACTAGAATCAGGAATATAGTAGGTTAATGTTTCGTTGTACCGATACTGAATACACGCATAGGGTTTCCTTACTTTTGCCGCATTCATCGCCGTGCGAACGGCATTGATGCTCCCATCAGAGAAATCGCCTGCGTTGGCAATATCAAACGTTTGCATACGCGCCTTTCCGCCATCGATTGCGATTTGTCAACCGACCGATCATCATTGATCCCACGCGGGGATAGTGTGCATTCAGGAGTTCTTTTTTGATCGCCGTAGTGGAGTAAACATCATGATCGCCCATTCCTAGTATGCCGTGTTGGTACGTGATGAGCCGTGATGCTCCACCCACGCTACGTTAAGATCTCCCAACGGGTCAAATGAGCACTATCGGCTCTACCACGGCGGAATCAGCGAAGAAGTGCCTGGACATGGAACGACAAATCTGTTGGAATGTGATCACTGTCGGCGATTTTTCTGGTGCAATCAATAAACGCAGTTACACACTAGCAGAAACCTCAGTCAATTTAGTGACAGGCGAGGTGAGTGTTACGCCGGAAGCGCCAATTTAGCAGCTGGATCTGTGGTTGTCGCAGGGCTAAAAACCAAGGAGCACGTGAAAAATTCCCACGTGCTCCTTGGTTTTTTTGTGCTTCAATGCTGGGCATCAAGCATGGGTTGAGGGTGGTATGGTATCGGGAGTCATCGTCTGCGGATGTTCCCGTAGATCTCGCCATACATCATGGAGTTTCCACCCAGTACTCAGAAGAATTATGCTCCATGCTCCCGTCATCATCAGCCAGTGTGCATGGTGATACACGGGATAGGTTAGTGCAATTGATTGCTTAAGTGATATCGGGGTTGTTTTATTCGATTTTCGCTCGTGATAGGTATCAAGTGGGACACTCGTCGTAACCGTAATTAAGATCAGGACAACCGCACTCACCCAGAGTGCTGGTAATGCGCACGAGCGTGCGATATTCCACCACACAAGAGCGCTCATCCCAAGAATAAAACAAAAGAAGACGCTCATGATCATAAACTGGATGTGCGTCCAGAACCCAGCTTCAATAAATGACGCATCCACATGGAGTTGTGCTAGGATTGTATCAAACCACGCAAAGACTACAATCCCCACTGCAATACGCGTTACTCCAAGGAGCCAGAGTATCCACGTCCATCGGTAAGCACGTGGTTGCTGATTGGGGTCATAGGTTCCAACCCCAAGATAGAGAACACTGGCGATCAGGATTGCGATGGCTCCACCGATCATCCACTCCGGACCATCAAGCGAACGATGATAGTGTTGTGCCCATGTATTGTCAGATGGCTGCGGGATGAGCGAGATATCGAGCATTCCACGAAAACGCCCGATCGGACGGCGCGATGCAACACCAGTCAATACCAGCAATCCAGCAATCCCCGCAATAGACATCCACCCAAGTCGCCAACGCTGATGATAGGCAATGCCACTAAAGACCAGTAGCAGGAGAAAGAGGATGTGTTCACCAAAATACAGGAGGATGTTATGATCGTAATACGAGGTGGTGAGCGGAGCCATAAACTGTGTATACCGAATAAGGCCAACCTGCATACCAATAACCCCAATGACCCAGAGAAGGCCAGCACACCAACGGATAGCGATACGCCAAGAAGTAATCATACACAACCTCCTTCGTGTAGTGAGTATAGAAAGCCACTCGCTGAATGTGAATGATAGGATTATGAAATATCGAGTTGCGGGGGAACAGATGGTAAGCACTAAGGATGAGTTGATTGTGGCATTGAAGCTGCTGCAAGTATGTGCGCTATAGAGCGCATAGTTGGGTGGAAGCCGCCGATCTGCATTGACAGTGCCAGTCGGCGGCTCTTGTGTGCCCTGAGCGTGCTATACTAGCAAACCGTTGCCGCGTGCTTGCACCAGCATTCGGTAATAACTAACAAACAGGCCACCCCTGATCAGACTGTGCTATCAACTGATCAGATGTGGCCTGTTTGAGTAACAAAAGTCCATTATCTTGAAAGATAATGGACAAAAGAAAAACCCACGCCGTGTGGTGTGGGTTTTGTGATCCTCGCGAGAGGATGTGGTGAGGTGGCGGTTACGCCCGAAGCCCCGATTAAGCAACTCGACCTGTGGCTGGCACAAGCCTAAAAGAAACAAGAGCACGTGGAAAATTTCCACGTGCTCCCTCGCATAGCCACCAACCCAACCATACCTGTTCGCACCTTACCAATTGAACAGGTTCGCGATGAATTCCCAACGAGCGATAGCGGCTCCCCATGGGGCATCCACGGTACTAGCACCCATGCTGGTGTCGTTCGGCTGCGCAGGGTTGGTATACTTCCTGCTGCATCTGAGGGAACACCGAAGGAGGCTTTGCATGGACGTAAGACACTAGCTCCGCGCACGAACGACACCGCCGCACGAAACCGGATACAAGAGTGCACGACTCTTGCAGTGTGAGACAACGACGGTCATCTGCTCGGGAGGGATAGTGCTTGTCTGGCAAAGGATGTCGTGCCCATCGATGCAGGCGACAATGGGCATCGTCACCTCGATGGAACACGACCACCACAGGCACGGTTGATGAGCAGCCCCGCACCGAGGCAGGAGACCGTCCCACCCAAGGAGCGATTAATGCCCCGAAATACGTTTCCATACCGCTTTCAGCCCGTCCGCCGTGGTGATGTGATTTACCTTCCCAACGGCACGACCGTGCCGATGATCCATGGTGGGTTGGTGGTTGTGTTTGGTGACTGTGTGCTTGGCCCTTTTCGTTCCCGCCATATTGCCGAGATCGAGGCCAGTTACCATTCCCAAAAGTTGCTCTTGCCTGATGCCATTCCTGCCGTTGGTGGTAGGTTTGGTCTGATCAGCTAACCCGTCCATGTGGCATCGTCATACCCATCATACGTCATCACGGGATGGATGGGTATGACGATGCCACACTGACCTCTTGGTGTCTGGCCTGCGCATCAAGCAAGGAAATAGTTGGTGAACCTTTACATCACACCACGCCCCTGATCGAACTGTGCTGCAACCGATCAGGGACGTGGTGTTTTTTAGCGCCTCAATTTATGGATTCACTGGGCGGAGCCGCCAACTGCTGATTAATGATATCCATCAAAATATGTCGATGGGCTTCAGTCGATAAGATGCGACCCTGCAACGCCAACTGCGTCGAAGAGTTCGCCATTTGAGAGATCGTCAATGATTGCCTCGATCTGGGCCAGTGCTTCATGTTTCTGCATGATGGACTCCTTCTATAGATTCTTAGTAAGAGCCACACGAACGCGATTTCTGGCATGAATGGGGAAATATCCGCTAAAACCACAAACGGCTCGCAAATCGGAGCCGCTTGTGGGAGTGAAGAGAGAGGAGGATATGAATTTCGATAGTCCTAGTATACCCATCAGTTCGTGCCATAACGAGGCCTATCAGTCCTTAACATTCATGACACTGGTACTAGCATTGTCTAGTCTTTTTTTATGGGAGCCATCTATAGCATCATTGAATGCACACCTGCGAACTCATACACTGCTATTTTGTCGCATCGCAGCCATCCATCAGTACTGCGATCCATCGTGATCAAGCGGAATTCCAGCCAAGACTGATATTAATAGTTGCTCCATATCGGCCATGTTCAGCCAAAAGAAGCCTAAATTTGATTGCGATCTGAGGACGGTAATAACAATATGACTATGAATTGGTCGAATGCTACAAAACCCCTCTGCCGTTCGGATCAAACTTTCTTCGGTATGCCCTAATCCAACGCTCTGTGCCACCTTATCAGCAATGCGTAACCATGGCCCACTAATCGCCGTAACCTGCATCACATTCAGATGATCGGGTAACGTTGACGCAAGCACATCACCAGCACTATTCATTAAAACAGACCCAAGAACCCCTGGCGTGACATGGGCTAATTGGGTAAAGAGTGTTTGGACAACACTGGTATGATCAAATGTTGGGAGTGGAACAATATAGTCGGTAGAATCGCCCTTATCCGACGAGAGGGAACCACCTAACGCAGTCATAATTTGATGCAATGAGTTTGGTTGAGTCATAGCAGAACATCCTTGTTGCTACCGAGCAATTGCCGTATCCATTCGCGTGGTGATGGTAATCCTAGGAACTGCAACTAACGAACAACCTTACGCACATTTGAGGAATCCAATAAGTACCTATATTAATATATACACGTCTCTATAAAACTATCTCTTGCCTCATTGAATCCATATCTTTCTAACCGAATCCTAGCCAGAATGGTTGTGCGAAGTCATATAATCACCTTTATTTGGAGGATGTATGCCCTACACACGGCGCGATATCCTGAAACTTGCGGCACTCGTTAGCCTTAGTCCATGGCTGCCTGCTTGTACACCCAATGATCCGAATACACCAACCATCAAGCCAACCACTACATCGAATAGCCCAGTAACGAGTGACAGCACCCCACAGGTCATCGTAATTGGAGCGGGAATTGCTGGATTAGCCGCTGCCGCCAAACTCCAAGCAAACGGCTATCGCGTCCAGATCATCGAAGGGCGCGATCGGATCGGCGGGCGCATTTGGACAAGCCGCACCTGGAACGATATGCCTGTCGATTTAGGGGCTTCGTGGATTCATGGAGTCACACAGAATCCCCTCACCGATCTGGCAGATACTGCTAGGATTGAGCGAACACCCACCGATTATGAAAATAGTCTGGTCTATACCATGGAGGGTGATGAACTCGACGATGCCGCTGTGGAACAGCTTGAGGAGCAGTTGGTCACACTGCTGGATGCTGTGGCTGAGTTGGTTGAAGATACCGATGATATGTCACTCGCAGCGGCGATGCAGCAGGTTCTCGTTGAACAAGCTGAATCAATCGATCAACCACGCTTGAATTTCAGCATCAATAGCACGATTGAACATGAGTATGCTGCCGATGTCGAGGAATTATCAGCCCAGTATTGGGACAACGATGGGGAAGTTGTTGGGGGTGATGTGATCTTTCTTGATGGGTATGATCAAATCCTTGATCAACTCACGGCGGGCCTCACGATCCACACTGGGCAACCCGTTAACGCAATCAATTACACTGCTGAATCAATCACGATCACAACCGATACCACTACGTTTGAAGCGGAGCACGTCATTATCACCGTTCCGCTCGGTGTGCTCAAACAGGGCCGTATTCAGTTCACTCCACCGCTCGATACCATAAAAACCGATGCGATCACCTTGCTCAGATCAGGGCTGCTCAACAAGACATGGCTGCGCTTTGCAAGCGCGTTCTGGCCCAAGGAACCGGAGATCATTAACTATATTGATGAACAAAAAGGCCGTTGGGCCGAATTCCTCAACATCTATCACTATACCGATAAACCGATCTTGCTCGGCTTTAATGCTGGTTCGTATGCTCGTATGCTTGAATCACGCAGCGATGCGGAGATTATTGCCGATGGGATGCAAGTCCTGCGAACGATCTATGGGCAGGAAATTCCTGATCCTGAGGCGTGGCAAATCACCCGCTGGGGCGCTGACCCCTATGCATTTGGTTCATACTCCTTTTTGGTCGTTGGCGCAACCGATGCCCTGCGTGATGACCTTGCACAACCGATTGCTGGACGATTGTTCTTCGCGGGAGAAGCAACAGAACGCACCTATCCCTTCCATGGAGCCTACCTCAGTGGATTGCGTGCCGCCGATGAGGTGATGCAGGCATAGATTGAACTCCAATGATTAACGTTCACAGCCTAAAACCACAAACGACCCGCTGGGGTCGCTTGTGGGAGAGAAGAGAGAGGAGAAGGTTTGACTTCAGTATACCAGAAGATGTGGGTTATCACTATTAGAATGTTATTAATGCGCTCCACCCTCAGCATCGGTTGATGGTTGGGGATTGCCTGCTTGGAGCGATTTCCAACGTGTATAGTTCCCTTGAAAGGTATCTTGGCACATTGGTGCAGCCTCAAGTCCCCAAAGCAGATGTCGAATCGTTTCGGCGCGATCGCGCGTTTTATACATAATTCGTGCGTGGGGCCATGGCGCAGTTGCTGGCTCCGCCCATGCTTCAACTGTATACGCCCCTTGCCAACCAATAATACAGACTGACTCTTGATCGGGGTATGCTTCACGACGAAACGTTAAGTACATCATGCTTCTTCCAACAAGTAATGGCGTTGGATAGGGGATGACCACGAGATCGGCAAGCAGATCAAGATACATTATATAGACAGCTCGATAGGGATCATCCGGTTCGGACGTGCTTATTGAGAATGTTAATTCTTCTGTCACTGTGCGGTTTTTGGTATTTCGATATTGATGGAGTTCCATCGATGCTCCTCGCTCCTATTCAGACTATTGGCAATCAAAAGTATAGCAGCATGATGTATTGGTGGATAGCATGTCTGGTAGCTGCAGTTGCTCCATTCCTTATGCGATGATCTTCTCAAACCACGCTGCCCGTAAAAAGCGATGCGGCTGCTGCATGCGTTGGCCTTGCTTGGTGTACTGGGCTGTCCAGATCGGCGTGAGAATACCCGACTCACGCACCTCGTCGATCGTCGTAATCAGCAATTGACTGCCAGGCCAGCCGATTTCCCACGCATCGAGCACCGCCCGTTTGCGGCGTTCGCTCGGCACGGTAAAGGCAATCAGCGGCCAGTTGTAGCGCCCTTCCCAATACTTCGAGCGATACAACTCCCCATACGAATGCGCCTTCCCCGTGATAATACTCAATTCCTCAGTTCCGCGATCAATTTCAATCGCATAGAGTTGATCAATTTGCTTTGATTGTTGACCAATCCCCAGCCACGGATAGAGTGACGAGCGCTCACAGTCGGGCTGCGTTGCATCGGCCCAGCGGCGCACCACGACGATGCCATCGGCGCGTGGCCGTGCGGTTGGGCCTAAGTCCATCTCAATATAACTACTCATTCCCACAATGCCAGGCACATACGGCAAGGACTGAATCAAGCTAGTGATGACCTCGGCATATTCAATCTGGTGTTCAGCTTGATGCTGGAGATTGACCATGGTGGGAGCCAGCCGCTCACTGCCTTCTTCGAGCATCGGAAATGCCTGTTTGACGATCTCCCAGCCGAGCGGCGTGAGACTATACAAACGGCCATGGCGTGTCCAGCCCAGCGCACCACGCGGGTCATAGCCATGCGATTGAAAGTGTTCGCAATAGGTGAGCAGCTTGGCATCGACGAGCTTGGACAACGTGCGATTAACCGTCTGAATCGTCACGGTAAACGGATGACCCCACGCGGTACGCAGGTGGCGAGACAGCAAACGCCCAAGCCGAGCAACGAGCAACAGGATGTGCAACTCGATGGGATTGAGGCCAATAGCGAGCGATGAAGCCATGAACAACCTCCTCAGGATGAAAATGGTGGCTATCCAGCCTGTTAAAGAATGTCGGCACGACCAAACGGCCAGTTTAGGCCATTCTGATGGGCTATTCTTTTTTTGGCGGTTTGTGGGTGATAGGAATGCGCTCTGAATGCAGAATGAACACGGTTTGAACACTGAGAACCGAGAATAACCAAATGACCGTATTCGCCCCTCCCCGATAAACAGCCGCGTCTCTGTTGTGAGGTGCGGCTGATCTTCACTTAATGATGGCCGATAGATGTTTGTTCGCGGCGGTAGCTGTGGTAGAGCAGCAGCATGCATAGTTTCAATTGCTCGTGGTGATACTGCTCCTGCATGCGCTGGGTTCGTTTTAAGTACCGACGCTTCATCATGCGGATATTGATGGGCTGGCGTTTGATGGCGGGTGTGGATCGCGTGGGCATGACAAGCGGTTTCTGGCGACTGGTGATCACGATGACCGAAGCAACAATAGCTACCAGCGTAATAACAATGATCAGTCCTTGCATGAGGCAGCCGTCCCTTTCAGCACATCGCGCACCCCACGCACAAATTGGCGAATCATTGGCTCGGCACTCAAGGCCACCAGCGCGGCCAGCAATCCGCTCACGAGCGCAAACCACCAGCGATACCCAAACACATCATTCAACACTGTTTGGATATACCAGCCGGTTGCCGTGGCATCGAGTGAACTAACGATCACGGCACAGGTCAATCGCATGCGATCGACGTGCACGAAAAAGTAGGGTACTTGCTGATACCAGCGTAGCTCGTTTGGCACATTTACCCCGCGCCAGAGATGTTGGCCAACAAATGAAACCACCACATGACTCAAGCATCCGATCACAAACCAATCGAGCACTCCAGCATGGACCCATATGCCGTGGTATTGAAGCCAAAGACCACCGAGCACGACGGCGCTCGCCGTGGCAATCCCATTGGCAATCCATAAGACCACCCAAATCAACAGCATGCTCGCCTCCGCAATTAAACGGCTGCGGTTTACGAACTGCCAGCGGGTTTTCACCGTCGCGTTTTGGGGCAAGCCTCGCGCAACCAACACACGGTTGCGATGGTGCATATAGCCAAGTGGGCTTCGGGTTTTAAGACTCATCATTGCTCCTAAAACAGCGAAACCACATCACTCCGATGTGGTTTCGCGCAATATGCCAAGCTTTCGTTAGTTGATTGCGTTGGCATTCTCCCAAATAATTTCGTAGCCGCTTTCGCCAGCTTCGACCATCGCATACCGCTGCAAGGTATCAAAGGCTTTCGTGCCACTGGAGGTTGACGTAAAACCAAGCAAGCGGCGAAGGTCTTGTTTGGTTTTGAACTCGGTAATGTTCTTTTCGTAGAGAACTTTCAGGATTGCGTGAATATCATCAGCACTGATCGCACTCTTGCCATTGGTGGTGCGCAGAGCGGCTGATTCATCTGGTTCAGGCAACATTGCGATGGTTTCGTTGTGGCTTTCTGATGGCTCAAAACGCTCCTGCATGGCCGTTTGTCGTTGCTGTTTGCGTTGGGCTTCGAGGCGCTTGCGCTCGTTCTCAGCATCAACGCGCTCAAGGTGTTTAATATAGTCGATGGTTTGGCGCAGGCGATTCGGGGCGGTTGCGCTGGCATAGATGATCAGGGCAACGAAAGAACCAAATGTGCCCGCAATCAGATAGCCAAAGAAGCCCATGCTTGGCGGCATGTGGATGATCAAGGATGCGGTATTGAAGGTAACTTCCACGGCCAACGCAATGATGAACGCAAGCCAGTTCCAAAAGCCAATGGGTTGTTTATGCTTGAGTTGAATGCCGATGTAAGCGCTCAACCACATCAAGGCCAAGTCAATGCCCAGCACCATGGCCATGGTTGCGCAGGCCACGATAAACCACGCGAAACCAACTAAACCATGGGTGAACGCAAGCATGGTGAATGCCATATGCACAAACGAAACCGCAATGAACATGTTGTTGAGTCTACGAAAGTTGGTGATTAAATTCTGAATATCATTGTGTTCATCAGGTGGTGGTTTTTCATACTCAATCGCGCCTCGGAATTTTGTCATAGACTGGTTGCTCCTGAAGCCTAAAACGAAAAACACCGCCATTGCTGACGATGTTTTTCTCACGCTTATTCGGTTTCAACCAGAACGTGTCGTTGGAGCGGGAGACGAGCCTGTCAACGGCTTAATTCATCATACGATCATCTGTGAACGCTAGGATATTCGGCGAACAACACCACCGCAATGGGTGGTGTTGTTTGGTTTAGGAGCACCAATGGATCAACTAAATAAACACGGTCGTTGGTATTGCAGCACCTGTTGCCATGTGGCCACGACCGTTAGTGACTATAAAGCCCATAAAGCAACCCATGCGATGATTGGCGAACAGCATGACCCCACGGCCCAACCAGCCAGTTTGATTGAGCTGCCGATCGTGCGCGTCTGGCAACACGCCACCCGTTTAACCGTTGTGAAACAAAAGGGGGCCGCCTGATGCTTGCTTCCCATAATCGTCAATCGATTAAGTCGTTGATCATTTTCGGTAGCGGCTTGGCCTATGTACTTTCGATCGTGATGATGGAGGTCTTGGTTGGCTTTGCCCTCGGTGATATCAGCGATTCACTGATCATGCAAGCCTTAGTTGGTATTGGAATTCTAGGAACCTTTCTGAGTGCTTGCTTGATTCCGTTGGCATTGCACTATTGGCTGGCACCGGGAACACAATTCATTGTAGGGATTCTCTTTTGGTTGATAGATGTGGTCGTTTTGGCGATTAATGCCACCACCAGCTACCAACTAATTAAGCAGCTTGAATTATCGAGCTTTTTTACGATGTGGCAATTAGCGATTCCCTTTATTGGTCCGGCGATTACGATTATCGGCTGGGGCTTGGTCTATCTTGCCGATGATGGACAAAAGGATCGTCAGTCAGATCGCTTGCTGGAAACATCAAAACGGGCTTTGATGCGTGAGGCGGAGTATGCGCGGGTGAGTGCTGAGCATGAGTTTGCCATGAAGCAAATTGCCCAGGTGAAGCAATCGCTAATGATGGCATTACAGGCAAGCGATATTGCCAAGGTTGCCGAGCAGGGCGCGTATAACAGTGCCTTGACTATTACGCGCCAAATTGTTGGATTGCCGATTGATACCACCATTCCACCATCACGATCAGCCGAGTTGCCACCAGTGCCACCAGCATTGCAGCCTGTTGTACCACCCATGCCACCACCGCGATCAACCGAATTGCCACCATTACCAGTATCATCGGTTCCCAATCAGCAGCCCATGCAGAACGAGGATGATCATTGGACATTGCTTTTTGAGCAGCAAGCTAACCACCCAAACCCATAGTGCCAGTGATTGCCGTTGGTGGAAGTACAACACTTCCACCAATGCCACCAATGCAGGAACTGGCAGATGTCGTGTCACCATTGGTGGCAATGAGGGTTGATGATGGTGGCAACATCGGATTTCTTGATCTTCCGCTCTTAATAGATACGTTCAATCCGTTGGATTGGCGTACCGAGGTGAAAGGTAATGGGCAATATTGGCAATGGCGAAAAGGCAGCGGGAGCAACCGTAGCAGTCGCTACGGTGGAACCTTCGACCAACTCAGTGACGAGCGCAAAGCGGCCTACGAAGCGCACAAACAACGCCGTGCTGCGACAGATCAAACCGGTGAGCCAACAGGAAGCGCTGGAGATGTTGCGGAGCGCCTTGGTGTATTTACAGCTGAGCGGAGTGCAAGCGCGGTATCGGACGACCGAGGTGGGCTTACTGCTTCAGCTTGATGCGGTCTATCTCGATGGCGTGCGCTTCGCCGTGCGCGATTGCATCTGATAATGCAGCTATACATCTATTTGTATAATCTTAGGCTATCCACTAAAGTATGTGAGTGAACAGTGTATTTTAAGGAGGATTCATGAAGTCGAATCGTCGGTTTATCTACTTATTGCTTTGTTTGATATGCCTTGGTAGTCTTTCAACGCCCTCATCATTTGCGAATGATTCAGAGCCTGTTGATGATGATGTCATTGTTGATGACACGCGAGGTTGTCCCGGTACAGGTTATGCGTATGTGGCCATCGAAGAAAACCAAGGTGGACAGCGTTATTGGAGAACGTCTGATCATTATGCCGATGGATGTATTAAAAACAATCGTATCAAGATCAAGATTACAACAGGCTGCTTAACCGTTCGGATTCGGCTTCTTGAGCGGTATACGAATCCACCAGTTACGGTTGGCGTATTCGATTATCAAACACGATGTGCTATGCTTAATAAGCCATTCCAGTCATTTGGTGATCCTATTTTGCCGGGTACTCGGTATTGGCTGGAAATGTCGTATAAACCCCATGATTTACTGATTGTTCGTGATTAAGTGGCATTCATAATTCTCTTATGATGGGCTTGCGCTACTCTAGTAGCGCAATTTTATTTTTAGAACGAACTATAACAAGGTTTATGATTGAATAGTCCTTACTACTTAGGGCGGCCATTTGCTCCATTCCCCTAATAACCGTTCAAACCGTGTTCATTCTGCATTCAGAGCGCATTCCCATCACCCACAAACCGCCAAAAAAAGAATAACCCATCAGAATGGCCTAAACTGGCTGTTTGGTCGTGCCGACATTCTTTAACAGGCTGCATAGCCACCGTTTTCATCCTGAGGAGGTTGTTCATGGCATTATCGCTCTCCGTTGGCCTCAATCCCATCGAGTTACACATCCTGCTGCTCATTGCTCGCCTTGGGCGCTTGCTGTCTCGCCACCTACGCACGGCGTGGGGCCATCCGTTTACTGTGACAATTCAGACGGTCAATCGCACGTTGGTCAAGCTCGTCGATGCCAAACTGCTGACCTATTGCGAACACTTTCAATCGCATGGCTATGACCCGCGTGGTGCGTTAGGCTGGACGCGCCATGGCCGCTTATATAGTCTTACGCCGCTCGGCTGGGAGATCGTCAAACAGGCCTTTCCCATGCTCGAGGAAGGCAGCGAGCGACTGGCTCCCACGATGGTCAATCCCCAACATCAAGCCGAGCATCAAATTGAATATGCCGAAGTCATCACCAGTTTGATTCAGTCATTACCCTACGTGCCTGGCATTGTCGGGATGAGCAGTTATATCGAGATGGACTTAGGCCCAACCGCACGGCCACGCGCCGATGGGATTGTCGTAGTCCGCCGCTGGGCTGATGCGACGCAACCAGATTGTGAGCGCTCGTCACTCTATCCATGGCTGGGGATTGGTCAACAATCAAAGCAAATTGATCAACTCTATGCCATTGAGATTGATCGCGGAACCGAGGAGTTGAGTATTATAACGGGGAAAGCCCACTCGTATGGGGAGTTGTATCGCTCGAAGTATTGGGAAGGGCGGTATAGTTGGCCGCTGATTGCCTTTACGGTGCCAACCGAACGGCGCAAACGGGCCGTGCTTGATGCGTGGGAAATCGGCTGGCCTGGCAGTCAATTGCTGATTACGACGATCGACGCGGTGCGCGAGTCAGGCGTGCTTACACCGATTTGGACAGCCCAGTATACGAAACACGGGGAACGGATTCAGCAGCCGCATCGCTTTTTGCGGGCTGCATGGTTTGAAAAGATTGTGGCGTAAGAAATGGGTGGAGAATCGCATTGACTAAACCATGCGATTCATTGATATATCAAGCTGCTATACTGAAGGACGCACAGCCCACTATGAGCGAGGAAGATCGATGGAACTCCATCAATATCGAAATAGCAAAAATCGCACGATTATTGAAGAATTAACGTTCTCGGTAAACACGTCCGAACCAGATGATCCCTATCGAGCCGTCTATATCATGTATCTTGATCTGCTCGCCGATCTGGTGGCCGTCCCCTATCCAACGCCATTATTTGTTGGAAAGAGCATGACGAACTTAATATTTCGTCGCGAAGCATACCCTGATCAAGAGTCAGTCTGTATTATTGGCTGGCAAGGGTGGTATACAGTTCAAGCATGGGCAGAGCCAGCGACTGCGCCATGGCCCGACGCACGAATTATGTATAAAACACGCGATCGCGCCGAAACGATTCGGCATCTGCTTTGGGGACTTGAAGCTGCACCACTGTGCCAAGATGCTATTCAAGGGAACTATACGCGGTGGAAATCGCTCCAAGCAGGCAATCCCTAACCATCAACCGATGCTGAGGGTGGAGCACATTAATAGTCTTCTAATAGCAATAAGCCGTATGTTCTGGTATACTAACGTCAAACCTTCTCCTCTCTCTTCTCTCCCACAAGCGACCCCCAGCGGGTCGTTTGTGGTTTTAGCAGACCATTGCCAAGAGTTTATCCTTCGCGATGCCTCTGGTTATAAAGTTTATCTCAATAACTACTGCAAACCGCGCTTCACTCCGAGGCGCGGTTTTGTTTTTAGGAGCAATCAGCCAATGAGCGATATGACCGTTACCGATTTGTTTTGTAGTGCTGGTGGTAGTTCAACGGGCGTAGTCAATGCTGGGGCTACCGTGCGCATGGCACTCAACCACTGGAAACTGGTAATCGAAACCAATAATATGAACCACCCTGATACCGACCACGACTGCACCGACATTCAGGCTTGTGATCCGCGTCGCTATCCGCGCACGACAATCTTAATTGCATCTCCGGAATGCGTTAATGAGTAGGCCTACTATTGCAATATTACAGAAGCTACGACCAATGGCTGAAAATTTTGGTATTGAGTGGTCAGACCAGTTATAGACAATTAATTAGGATAATACTTTATTAAATCTTGCATGTTCGTTATTAATACAAATAAATTGGTTGAAAATCCGATAAATTGAAAAACCAAATTTAACCATATTAGTAAGTTTTTTTTGCGCCTTAAGTTCTCTATAATGAGTAAAGGAGCATAAGCTACAACAGAAAATGTTATAAATATCAAGAAAACTACTGAGGATATAGATTTTTTCGGTATAGTTGTATCTTTTATGTTATTTATTCCAATTATTCGTGATGATATATTTATATTTGATTGATTATTTATTAATATCTTAATTGTAATCTTATCCTCTGGGTTTAGTAATACAGGATCTAGTGTGATTCTTTTATTTGTTACGGATAAGGGTATTGTGAGATTTTCAGGGGAAACATCAACTATATTAGCAGAGAGGATTTGTTCTTGATTATCAATTTCTATAGTAATTGGCATTTCATAATCAGATTTTATGATTGGAATATCACCATCATTAGTTATTTCTAAGAGAATGAGCCTTACATCTTCTACGGGAGTACCATCAAATGTAATCTGTATTTTCTCTTTGGCTTCTTCATTAATACTAACGATTTGACTACTTGATATGATTGCATAACTGAGACTCTTCACGTCTTTATCAATACCACTCCATACTATTGGAACTACCATACTAAGTGCAGCAAGAATTAATCCGATAGTACCTTGAAGGTTGCTTTGTTTTTCTTCTGTCATTTGGTATCCCCTCTGATTAATTAATTTGATTCTGGTGTTTTTTACAATAACTCTCAATAATGACCTATCAAAGAATTGTAAGGATTATAATAGTTTCTCCTTTTGACTTCAAGCAATATACTATAGTATACCCAGTCAAAACCTTAAAAAATGGGAATATAGTTATGTAAATCATTCATTGAGGACGGCATCAATACTCTTTATGCAACAGAGCCGCTCTAGTCGATGATGACTAGAGCGGCTCTTCATCTAATTACCTGATTCTTCTCGTACTCGTGCAGCGATATAATTAAACTTGGTAACCGCTTCGTAATAAGGCAAGAACGGGTGAAGTACAGGGTTGAGTTTACTGCCCTGTTTCGGGTTGAATTGAACACACCATGCTTGATTCGCCGGAATATAAAAGGCAAGGAGATCACCATTAAACTCTAACAATGGTGGGGTTGGCGTTGAAACAAGTTTCAAGTTTTCTTCAAGGTTTGCGATTGCATCATGGATGTTATCGATTGCAATCCTGCCTGCTTGAATGTCCACAATGTGTTGCTTGGCGTACTCTTCAAAAGTCATAACAGCTCCTTTGTTGGATTATGACTATACCAGAGTATCACACAGAATTATAGTGAGCATACAATTCAGCTTGACGTGCATGATAGGATAAATCATCGCTTATTGATCCTGCTTCATTAATGGAGGTAGTTATGGGCAACAAGGCTTATGATCGAGCCAGAGGTTATTCTGATGCCATAAATAACAATACCACCGTTTCTTTCGTTGGATCACGCGAGTATTATGAAGGCTTCAAGGTAGGTATGTAAGGATAATAGCTTAAGTTCTACTTCATCATCCTCAGAGTCTTCTCCCTACATAGACATGAGAAGTGAATCATCATATCAATAAAGCGACTCAGGTATAAAGGGGAGCCGTCGATCGTACAGACCGCTGCGATCCGGTGGTGGTTAGTCAATGAGCCAACGATCAACGCATCAGAGATCGCCCGGCGGCTGGGCGCGAATAAGAAAAATAGATTGCGCTGGGTTCGGGAGATTAATGTACAGGAAGAAAAATAATGGAAGCTTTTTTACTATCGTTTGGCAAAGAAATTATAGCCCTCGTCTCGATAGCCCTTGGAATGTCAGCATCATTCTATGGGCAAAGTATCGTAAAAAAAGAGATTGAAATCAAAAAAAATCAAATTCAAGAGGCTGATAAAAAAGCTGAAAAAGATCCAGAAAAAATAAAACCTTCGTGGGATGCTGCACGCACCCGACTAGAATTATATTTTGATATGAATATTCGACAAGTTAATTTTATTTTCTGGTTGAGTGTTACAGTCATGATCCTTGGATTTGGTATTGTCATTTTTGGAATAACCCAAGCTATGACTTCAGAGGCAACTTTACCCGCCATTATTGCCAGCTCCGCTGGAATTATTATGGAGATTATTGGCGCTACCTTTATGGTGATGTATAAATCAACGATGGAGCATGCTGGAAGTTATACAAAAACCCTAGAGCGGATGAACTCTGTAGGGATGGCAATGCAGATCTTGGATACGATGCCCGATGATCCCGATCAGGGAGCACTCAAAAACACGACTAAAACAGAGGTAATTAAAATATTAATGCAACAGGCACATACGCCAGAGGAGCAAGCAACGTCGAAACAGCCATAAACCGATGATATAAGCAAGGAGACCTTTATGAGTGACGATAATCAATATAGCGATATTCCACATGCGGCCTTACGTTCCTATATTGAACAAAAGGGTTGGGTTCGCAGGTATCCAAATCTAACAGGTGGCAAACCGATAGGGTATGTTTACTTTGACGATCGATATATCGATGCAAATATCTTGAAATTTGTCGAGCCTCTTAATCTAGCAAATGCTATCCATTTTGCTCCAAAAGTACCAAAACAAGTTGAACAATTCATACCCAATAATCCAATGGGTTCTCTGCGTTTAAATATTCAAAATACCATCTTTTATTTTGTAATACCGAAGCAAGAACTTGAAGATTTATTCAACAAATCGGGCATGTCTGTGGCAGAGGTTATTAAATCGCACAATGAAGAAAAAATTAGAGAGATGGGAATTATATATAGTGACCATCAAGGAGTGCTTGATAGTGCTATTGGTAAGCATGTTGTTATTCCTAAGGGTGGAGGGTTTGTTGATCTAGATGGCTCCGAAATACATCTGCCTACAGTTATTCGCTAAAACTAAAATCCCAGTCAATAAATATTGGCTGGGATTTTCTTTCACTGAAACTACTTCAAATTTTCGCGCCGTGCCTCATAGCACGCTAACCGTGGGCCACGTGCTTCGGGTGATACGCGTAACTCACCACTGGCAGCATCATAGCTAGTTACGGCTTATATGACTGGCCATTAGACCTGTTGATTATTGATTATATTATCCGCAGTTTTCAAAGCATGCTTCTTTGGTTATAAGCCCTTCCAAGAACTCTGTTAATTAGTACTATGGTACGTAGTTATAGAACATATGTGATAGCTATTAGCTGTTAGGAAATTATTCTTATACTGGAGTATAACATCTGTCGGGGTATAAGGGGAAGAGCTGCATCTATTAATTAACTATCTGTACTTCTATGATAGGTCTCATATTCTTATAGTTCCACCATACTACATGTGAGGCCGCTATGCAACCTCTTGAGTTTGTGCGAAAATGGCGAGGTATTCAGGTCAACGAACGACGTGCATATTATGAGCATTTTACCGACCTCTGTTCTTTAGTTGGTGCTAAAACCCCGCTTGAGGAAGATCCCACAGGAACATTTTATACCTTTGAGGCCGGTGTTACAAAACTCAATGGTGGAAAAGGATGGGCTGATGTTTGGAAAAAAGGGTACTTTGCAATTGAATATAAAGGCAAGCATGGGAATCTTAACCGCGCTTATGATCAACTTCTCCAATATCGTGAGGCTCTATTAAATCCTCCACTCCTAATCGTCTCCGATCTTGACAGTCTCGTTATTCATACAAACTTTACCAATACAGTCAAAAAGGTAACAACACTTACTTTAGATGAAACATTAACAAGAAATGGCCTTGATACAATTCGAAGTATTTTTTATGCTCCTGATACCTTTCGATCTCCAGTCACACCAGAGCGGGTAACCGAAGAAGTTGCTGCAAAGTTCGCCCGCTTAGCCCAGCTTATTACCCGCTATGAAAAACACACTTCTCCGCAAGAAATTGCACATTTTTTAACACGATTATTATTTTGTTTATTTGCAGAAGATGTCAATTTACTTCCAAAGGATATCTTCTCTCGTTTAGTGACTCAAACACGTGGGAAATCCTCTGCGTTTGCAGCCCAACTCAGCCAGCTTTTCAATGTCATGACTACAGGAGGATGGTTCGGCATTGAGGAGATACGGCATTTTAACGGGTCGCTCTTTGATAATGCAACGGTTTTACCCATGGATAGTGAAGCACTTGATATTCTAGTGGATATCTGCTCCTATGATTGGTCATCGATTGAACCAGCAATTTTTGGAACTCTGTTTGAACGTTCACTCGATCCGGCGAAACGGAAGCAACTGGGTGCACACTATACCAGTAAAGATGATATTTTACTGTTAGTCGAACCAGTTGTTATTCAACCTTTAAGGGAAGAATGGAGTAAGCAAGAACAGGTTATCGAGGGATTAGTTACCCAGCGTAATGAAACAGTGGGTAATGATGTAACCAAAATTAATCGGCAAATTGAATTCCATATCAATACCTTCTTGCATAAACTGAGATCAATAAAAGTCCTTGATCCTGCCTGTGGAAGCGGCAATTTTCTCTATATCGCATTAAAATTGTTGCTCGATTTGGAAAAGGATGTTATTCGTTTTGGTGCTGATGCAGGCTTGCCGTTACAAATCCCACAGGTCAATCCAGAGCAATTTCTTGGGATGGAAGTTAATGCTTATGCTCATGAGTTAGCTCAAATTACGATTTGGATTGGCTATATTCAGTGGATGAAAGAAAATGGATTCGGAAATTTATCGGAACCTATCTTGAAGTCCCTCAAAACAATTCATCGTATGGATGCGATTTTAGCTTTTGATGCTGACGGGAATAGCATTGAGCCTGCCTGGCCTCAGGCGGATTACATTATTGGGAATCCACCGTTTTTGGGTGGCAATAAGATTCGGCAAGAGCTGGGTGATGGCTATGTTGACGCATTGTTTAGCCGTTATGCGGATCGTGTTCCTGCATTTGCTGATCTGGTGTGTTACTGGTTTGAAAAGGCTCGCGCAATGATTGGCAGTGACATAACTCGACGAGCTGGTTTTATTGCAACCAATTCAATTCGGGGTGGGTCGAATCGAAAAGTTTTAGAGCGTATCAAAACGTCTGGTGATATTTTTATGGGTTGGTCAGATCGCCCGTGGATTCTTAATGGAGCGGCAGTACGGGTGTCAATGGTGGGATTCGATAAAGGCGAAGAAATAATACATAGTTTGAATGGGATGATAGTTCAATCCATTAATGCAAACCTAACCCAAGACATTGATACAACTAAGGCTTTAATCCTTCCTGAAAATAAAAATATTATTTTTGGAGGAACAAAGAAAGGTGGAAAATTTGATATTACACAAGGTATATATGATGTATTGATGCAGAGTCAAAATAATCCCCATGGCCGTCCCAATAGCGATGTAATTAAGCCATGGGTCAATGGACAAGCGTTATTAGGAAAGGGAGAAAAACGATGGGTTATTGATTTTGGCGTAGATATGTCTCTGGAGGATGCAAGTCAGTATGAAAAAATATTTGAGTATATCAAAAAAGAAGTTTATCCTATTCGTATAAATAATAGGATGGAGAGCAGAAGCAAGCATTGGTGGCTTCATTCTTTTACAGCCCCATCAATGCGGCATGCAGTCGCCACTATCTCAAGATATATCGCTACGCCTCGGGTATCAAAATACCGACTTTTTGTATGGGTTGATAGCAACACAATCCCAGATGATGGGACATATATTGTTGCCCGCGACGATGACTATTTTATGGGTGTGTTGCATTCAAAAATCCATGAGTTATGGGCATTGCGGCAAGGAACATTTCTTGGGGTTGGAAACGATCCACGCTATACCCCAACCTCAACCTTTGAAACCTTTCCCTTCCCATGGCCACCAGCGAAGGAACCCAAGGATTCACCGCTGGTTAACGCCATTGCCGAGGCAGCAAAAGAGTTAGTTGAGAAGCGGGATCGGTGGCTGAATCCGGCTGGAGCAACCGAGGCCGATTTGAAAAAGCGCACGTTGACCAATCTCTATAACGAGCGGCCAACGTGGCTCGATTTGGCGCACAAAAAGCTGGACAAAGCGGTGTTTGCGGCCTATGGGTGGCCGGATACCTTGACCGATGATGAAATCCTTGGCCCTTTGCTGGTCCTCAATCACGATCGGGCGGCAGGCTAGGCGGGGAATGGTGGGGGGCGTGCGCGTTTATCAAGCAGCACGCTCCGGCTTGGTAGCAGTGCGGGTTTTACTTTTGTCCACTATCCCTCAAGATGCTGGAATTTTATCGCTAAAACACCACGACCCTGATTCGGGCTGTGCTATCAACCGACCAGGGTCGTGGTGTGAATTGTCATTTTGCTCGTGAGCCTGCGCAGTATCCTACGAGCGATTGCAGTATATCATAGCGACTTTGGGGCTTACAAGAGCCGCCGATTGGCACTGTCAAGGCTGATCGGTGGCTTTCACCCAACTTGCGCTACGAGGGCGCACACGGTTGCTTAAGCAGCTTGAGTGTCATAGGCTAGTCAACGAATTGGTTTTCGGATGTCTTACTCCGAATGATGCCTGCAAACAATAAGAGCGCTTCACGAAACTTGTCATGCTCGACTACAACGAGCTTGTGTAATCCGTCTAATGTGTGCGGTTGATTCGCGGATGTTGATATGGCTCCTATGGGTCGTGGCGATAACTCATGTATCAAGGCATTTCGCAATACTTTCAGTTCACTGGTCTTGCCTATATAAGCTATGCGTATCTTATTGAACGCGTCAAAAAAATAGCATTGGTTATCATTCCCTTTAATCTTTGTAGGGATACTTTCATCAAATAATGTTTTCCATTCACTATCTTTTTTAGGAGGTATCAGACCAAAGTATGCGGGAAGCGCATATTTTGTAAGTCGCTCCCAGGATGATGTGATTCTTATAATACAGTTTTCTAGATACGTCCATGCTCGTAATATGCCAATATTAACTTGGCTCATACTGATTATATTTACATTGGCCCCTAATTTCTTTCTTCGGTTTTTATACCTCTGCAAATCTGATAGATTCAAAAAATCATAAACACCTATATCTACCCACTGATTAAATAATGTATCAATCTGGGTTTCTGGGTACAAAAATCGCCCAAATCCCTCAAGGTTACAATTGATAAGCATAAACTGGCTGTCTATTTCCAGAGCTATTCCAACGGTTTTAATACGGTTTTTCATTTCATCATCAAATACGTGCCATGCACTAGGCCAAGACTTTTGGTATGTTATTGATTTGCGGATAACCTTATTGTTGCCATCGAGCTTGGCCGGAAGCCCATAAAGATAGAGGGCATGGAGGTTTCTTAAATTTGCACGAATGCTCTCTGGTATGTCGATCACTGACTCTTCTTGTTTATGAGTTTCATGAGAGGTTTTCGTCCATCGTACTCCTATACCCATTACGGATTCATTTTCGTTGATATTGAGATCTTCCATGATGCCCTCCCAGCATTATCCTGTCAGAACAACAATGCGGCGTTAATGATAAATATATGACATCTTCGCTTGACCTACTAGGCTGCATGAACCAATACATGCCGTTTAATACTCTATTAAGAGTGTTGGTACACTCAAATGGCCGCTAGGCCGCTCTGGCAGTGGTGCGAGGGGTGTTTGTGGTAGTGCAGTCGTAGTGAAGCTGTAGTGCAATGGTAGTGAAACGGTAGTGCAGTGCGATTGAGGGATTGACCAAACGGCTGTGGCATGATTGAATTGTGGGGAAACATTTTGTTGGGGGTGGCTATGACAAGGTACGAGCAACCTTTATTCCAGCTTCGAGACGGGGTAGGCCGTTTATGCTCTAGTGGTTCACTAGATGAGCGACTGGACGGTGCTTACGGGCATTTTGCCGCAACGTCCCTTTTCTTTACTGCAATAGATGATACAGCAATCGACACATTAGTTGCGGTGCGCGATGTCTATTCCCGTTTAGTGGAAGCATTTGCTGTTCATGGCGGGCGAGGTGGGTCTGACCATGAATCTATAAAAGGCGATTTAACACCAGCAGGTTTTGATACAATCGCGCAGTTATATCTAACTCTTTATGATACACTACGAGGCCAAGACCTCTAAACGACAAAACGACGGTCGCCGGAGCGCACACGCCGTTTTGTGGAAGCATCACTTCATATCAAGGAGTACTTGGTACTACCCCAAGTGCTCCCTTCTTTATTAGCCCTGCGCCAGCCAGAGATCGAGTTGCTTGATCGGTGCTTCGGGCGTAACACTCACCTCACCTGTCACGAGATTAACCGAGGTTTCCGCCAGTGTATAACTGCGTTTGTTGATCGCACCGGATAAATCGCCGATGGTGATCACGTCGCCCCGACTGAGCAGGTCAAGCGGCTCTCTTACGTTGTACTCATTGCGCACGGCGCGGACACCCAAGCTGGCGCGAACGGTCGGTGCAGCATCGGTTAGGGCTACACTGCGCAACGTGGCCGCTTCGGTCGCGTCGGTGGTTTCGCTGGCAATGGTGCGCTGGCGGACAATGCCTAAGGCATAGCGCTCGCTGGCGTTTTCCGCAAACGCGGTATAGAGTGGCTGGTTACTCGCGTTTTTGTAGGCAAAACGTACCTGATTGGTTGCCTCGCCCAGTGCTTTCTCTAACTCAATCGAGCCATCGACCAAGGCGAAGGTGCGGCCCACTTCTTTAGGGCCAAAGTACAGATATTGGGCATCGTCAACATAGGTGACATACTGCGCCTGATCAGCCAACTCCTGCACCACGCTTAAGCCCGATGCAGCCGACCATACGGCTTCCAAACAATCGCGACTACTCTTGCTGATCCGCGCACTGCTCTGCTTGATCCCGCTACCCGGGTTGGTTGTGAGGTTGCGGCTTAAGACATCCTCCACAATCTCTTTGTCCGTGACCACAATCCCGCGCACCGTGCTGCCCAGAACGTGGGTCTTGGTGAAGGCGGCTTGGAATTGGGTCGCGGTGACGGCCAAGACTACGACGCTCTCACTATTCGCGCCGCCGCTTTCGATGGTCAGGCGTTGGCCAACCGCGATATTGGCGGTACTCGCCACGGTCACAAAGGCTGTGCCGATGGCAATCGCGCCGCTGGTCGTGGTGTTCACCATATTGGTGGTGACGGTGGCCACGCGGAGGTTGCTGATCTTCAGGTAATCATCGCCTGTTTCGCCAATATAGGTTGCCAGCGCCGCGTTGTAATACATCGCAACACTAACCAAGGGCCGCGCCGCGAAGGTGAAGCACATGGAGCCAGTTTGGGCCGTGCCGTTGCCGAGGGCAATCGTGGTGGCTCCGGTTTGGCTGCTGTAGTCGCGCTCGGCAGCGAGGAAGGTCGCCAGCCAATTGGTTGGGCCTTTGAACCGCCAATCGAACTGAATCACCTGAAAGCCGGTAGTGTTCAGATTCGCCGGAATGAACATGGATTGACGGCCAATCCCCTTGGCGTTCGAGAATTGTTCGTTTTTGCGCGGAGACAGGCTGATCGTGCTATCGTCGTGGCGCATCTCCCAGCGCTCGGGCGTGGACGAGGCGGTTTCTACGGGCAACCAGCCATCGAGCTTGGTGACTGACCACCAGCCATCGTACTCCAAGTCATCGAGCGTGACGATCAGATTGTGGCATTCAATCGCCAAGCCCTGATCAATCAAGCGCAGGGTTACGGTGCGATAGCGCAAAACCTTGCCATCGTTGCGTTGCACCACAGCGGTCAATAATCGCGCTTGGGCATACAGCGTTTTGGCGATGAACGGCGCAAGGCGCACACTGGCGGTTAGGCCATTGGTGCTCAAGGTTGCGTCCGTGACCTGGCGATCAAACCGTGCCAGTTGCACATTGGTGAAGGGATCATAAAGCGAAATCGCGTACTGCATTGACCCCTCCTACAGTGGAATAATCGCGCCGTTGAGGCGTGATGCTTGGACGGTCATGGTGCGAGCACTGGCGGCATTTTCGGTGGTGGCACTCCAGGCATTGCCATTGACCGCAAACAAATTGACATCCAGCTGGAGATCCTTCGTCAATGCCAAGGGATTGCTATCGGTGGGCACGGCTTGGGTCACGCCTGCGCTGGTGTAGGTCAAACTGGCATCGGGATTGCTCAGATAGCGGGCATCGACGGTGATCGTGGTGGTCGTGCTCGGGAGCGGCAGCGATGCGAACGGAATCACACTCCAGCCGCCTGCATCGGCGGCAATCGTCAGGATGGCGTTGATGTAGATCGCTCCAGCGTTGGTCAGATTGGTCAGCTTGAGTTGATGACCCGTGATTAAGTAGGGTGCGCTGGTTTGGCCAAGCGGGACAATGATCGGCGTGGCACTATCGACGAGGGTCGCACGGCCTTCGATCAACGCGCCATTGCTCCGCACGACAGGCGTAATGAGGAATGGTGCGGTGGTTTTGAGCATCGCCCATTGAATCACCGAGCGGCTATTGAGCGGCCCAATATCCGTCAAGACCCCGTTCGGTGAATAGGATGGCGTGACGCTGGGAAAGTTGTAGAAACAGACCAGATTATCAGTGGCATAGACTCCTGATGCCTGAATTTGGCGTGACCAGCCAAAGACACTGGGACTGGGCGCAAACAACCACGCCGCCGATTTGACCATTTTGCCACGTGGCGCGACGGCAATCAATCCACTAATGGTTGCGCCGTTGGTCGCTGCGGCCACGTTCAGGGTGAGGTTGGTGGGGCTTTCCAGCGGGGCTGCGCTGCCGCTGAAATTCGGCTGATGAATAGTGGCAATATTGGCACTGGCGCTGGTGCTGCTGCTCACACTACTGGCGGCGCAACGCAGCGGACGACAGAGAAAGGTGACAGGCACATTCAGAATCCACCAAACATCATTGTCTTGGATCAAGGTGGGCGATGTGCCAACCATGGGCGTATCGCCTGCGCGGCCCATCACCAGCATATCGCTATGGACGGTGGTATCACTGGGCTTGGTACGCCACACGACTGCGCTACTATAGCCTTCTTCATAGAAACGCTCAGCATCATCGAGCAAGACCATCAGCGCGTGATAGGCGGCCCACGCCTGATCTTCATTGGTTCCGCCGAAGATGTTCACGGCAAACGATTGCACGCTCGGCTGAAACTGTTCGCCATTGGAGATCAGACGGCGGTCACGCTGCGGCACTTGCGGCTGCCATGAGCCATCGACGAGCCAATAACAGGTGGTTCCTTCGGTTGGGTTTACGCCAGCAGGCATGAAATCAATCACGACGCTGCCATTGCGCAAGAGTTGCATGGTTGTCATAAATCCGCCCTCCTTTGGGCGGGGGTTTGGTTGGGTTAATGGTCGTGTGTGCAGGGTTGTTTCAGCCCTGCACACGGTCAATCGTTATTTGCCATATGGATTGGTTTTGAGCAGGATATTGGCGCTACCCAAAATATCTTTCATCTTCTTGTTCCAGACTTCTTCAACGGCGGCTTTGATGGCTGCCGGATTGGTGGCCTGTCGCGCATCGATGGTGATCTGATTGATGATCGACGGCGCAGATGGTTGATTCGTTGGCAACGCATTGGACAGCGTGCCCACCATGCCGCCTTGCGGGACGACCATCCGCGCAGCCATGCCCTTGGTTTCTTCGGCGGTGAACACCTCCGCGCCGCGTGGAATATTGCTAATACCTGGTGGCAGCAGGGCAAAGTCACCACCCCGCGTGCGCATGGCTTCGATGCCTTTCCACGGCTCGGACGCAAAGGCCAAACCGCCCGCCCAGTTTTTCACGCCGTCTGCTAAGTAGGGAATCAGTGGAATACCACCGAAGCCCAAGGCGGAGCCAACGGTATTCGCGCCTTCAATGAGTTTGTTGACGGCGGTGATCATCAGGTTGAGTGGGGATTTAATGCCACTGAGGATGCCGCGAAAGGCTTCTACAATCCCGTTGGTAATTTCATCCCACACCGCAGCACTGGCATCCTTAATCCATTGCCATGCCACCGCAACCCCGTTTTTGAATTGCTCCAAAAAGCCATCAAGGTTGTCGAGCACACCGCCAAACATCGTGCGGAAGTAGTCGCTGATGCCATCCCACGCGGTGCTGATGCCCGTGCCAATGAGATCCCACGCCACCACCAAGAGGTTCCAGACGACCTCCAGTGCTCCCTTCACGATGTCGATGATGCCATTCCAGAGTCCAGCAAAGACATCCTTGATTGCCGTCCATGCGCCTGACCAATCGCCCTGAATCACGGCGCTGACGGTTTTGATCACGCCTTGAATCACGCTCATGGCGGCTTCAACGATGCCCTTGATGATGCTCCATGCGCCACTGAGCAGGCCCGTGATCTGGTCTTTGTGGTCGCTGAGGAAGGTGGCGATGCCGTGGAAGAATGGAATGATCGCACCATTGATCACATCCAGTGCGCCATCAATGACGACCTGAATGGTTTCCCACGCCATCGTCAGCACGCCTTTGATTTCTTCGCCGTGCTGCTCGAGGAAGGTTCGGATTGCGCCGAGTGCCGTTTGAATCACCGTGCCAACCGCGCCCAGCACCGTGCTGACAATGCCCTCAATCCGGCCCCACGCATTGCGGAGGAACGTCACGATCTGCTCGCCGTTCTCGCGGAACCAGCTGGTGATGATGCCCCACGCGGTTTGTACCATGGACTGAATCGATGTAAAGACCTCGGTCGTGATGGTGCGAATAGTGGCGAAATTGGTTTGCCACGCCAATCCCAGCGCTGCGGCTCCAGCTACCAGCAAGCCCATCGGTGAAACGAGTGCGGCTACCGCTCCCGCCAAACCGGAGAACAGGGACACCAGTCCCATACCCGTGAAGAGTGCCGCAATGCCCATGAATGCGCCTTTAACCGATTCAATAAACGGGGCGGCTTGGCTGAAGGCGTTGCGAATCCGGTCGATCAAGGACGGTACAGGCGCAGTGGCAGTCGCCATTTCGACTTGGCGATCCTTCAAATCAGCATAGCGATCGGCGGCTGCCTCGGCTCCGGTGGCTGCATCCTGCATGGATTGATTGGTTTCGTCCGCCCCATCCTTGACCTTGGTGAATGGTGGAACGAGCGCACCCACGCCTTTGGCTGCTCCCTTGGCGGCTCCGCCTACACCCTTCATCTTCTCGGCTGACGCTTCCAGCTCTTTTTGTTGCTGGGCTTCGAGCTGCAAAATCTGGGTTTTGATGCGCCAGTATTCGGATTGATCGGCGTTGGTATTGGCCAATTCACCTTGTAGGATTGCTAGTTTGCCAGCGGTGTCAGCGGTGGCATACTGATAATCCCGCTCGGCTTTGGCCGCTTCGTCCTGTTTGCGTTTGACTTCCTCCAGCTCGCGCTGGCGTTGTTTCTCGGCTTTGTTAATCTCCTGCTGAATGTCGTTGTATTCGGCGCTGCCCTCGGCATATTGACCCTGTTCTTGGCGCAAGCGAGCTAACTGATCCTCAGTGGACATGAGGCTTAACTCATAGTCGCGTTGCTCCTTGGCCAGTTTATTGAGTTCCGCCTGACGTTTCTGCTCTTCCTGATTAATCTGCCCTTGCAGTCGCCAATACTCGGCATCGGTCGTAGCATAGGCGGCTTGCTTGTCCTTGAGCATCTGCAAGCGATCGACAGTTCCGGCAATACTGAATGTGTATTCCCACTGCGCACGGGCCGCCGCTTCAGCGTTCTTGGCGGCATCGTCCATCGGGGATTTGCCACCGCCACCTCCGCCACCACTCGCTTTGGGCTTTTTGGTTTCTTGCTCGGCAGCTTTAGCCTGCTCCTCGCGAATCTTTTGGCGCAGCTTCAGCGCGGCCAATTCGAGCTTGGCCTGTTCGCGGTCGCTGTCTTTACCACCCGTGCTGTTGATCAGCGCCAAGAGCTGCTGTTCTTGGGCTGCTTCCTTGACCCGCTGCTGCGCATCTTCAATGGATTTCAGTTCGGTTTCGAGATAGGCCAGCAAGCCATCGGTGGGCAGCCGCGCATCATTCCAGCCATCCATCCAGACTTGGGCGGTATCGCGACCCCATGTGTCGATGTTGGGTAATAACTTTGGTGGGGAGTGCGGTTCAAGCCAGTAGGTGATAAGGTCGCCAATGTATCCCAAGCTATCGACGACCGCACCAGCACCACCCATAATCCCGTTGGCTAACTGGGTGGCAATGTTGCTGCCCCATTGCACGGCGCTTGATGCGAGGTCAATGAACAGACCAAAGGCTTCGCTCGCGGTGCTGGCAAAGTCAAGGAAATACGGGCCAACCATCTGAACCGCTGCGCCAATCCGCTCAAACGCTCCCACGACCACGGCGCTGATGCGGGGCATGGCTTCGGCCAACCAATCGGCAAAGGCTTGCACGGTGGGGGCTAACGCATTGCCAATATTCGTTTGCAGCACGGCAAACTGGGCACGAATCCCGTCAAAGGCTCGCGCTAACCCCTGATCCATTTGGGTGTAGGCGGCCTCGGTGGCTCCGGCGCTGTTCTGCATCGCATCGAGCGCCCCCGTAAACATCTCGGTGCCACGGCCTGTCAGGGTCAGTGCTGCACTACCCGCTTCAACACTACTAAATAAGTCATTGATGCCCACGCCGCTGGCATTGGCGTGCTGCTCCAGCAGTTGCAGCGCTTGTTGAACATTGCCACCACTTTCAATAAAGCTCTTGAACGACGTGCCCGATAACTGTTGGAAGAGGTCAGAAACCTCGCCACCGGATTGCGATAACTCCACAAACAACTGGCGCAACATCGTGGTGGTTTGGGCCGTGGGCACACCTTGGGAAGTCATGGCGGCGATGGCTGCCGACACGTCGCTGAAGGATACGCCCAAGCTGGCGGCAATCGGGTTGACGTTGTAGAGCGTGCTCGCCAGTTCGGCAAAGGTGGTTTTGCCATAGGCCACGGCGGTGAACATCTGATCACTCGCGTCCTGCACGCTCAGCACGTCCGCGCCGTAGGCATTGACCACGCTGGTCAAACCGTCCACGGTGGTTTGGGTATCCGTTACGCCGCCGATAGCCGCTTTCTGTGCGGTTTCAAGGAAGGAAAATACATTGTCTTTGGGCACGCCGGACGAGAGGGCTTCATAGAGCGCGGGGATCACCTTTTCAGGCAGCGCTCCAAACTCCACCGCAAAGTCTTTGACCTGCTCACCCATCTGCTGCATGGCCTGTTGGGAGATACCAGGCAAGAGAGTGAACACGCTGTTCATCTGCTCTTGGAAGCCCGCAAACGCGTTGACCCCCGTGACCGCCAGTCCTGCCAAGGCTGCGCCTGCGGCAGCCACCGCGCCTGCAATGGCGGTGGTCAGTGCGGTACTCAGACTTTCGGCTAAGGATTGCGCGAAGCCTTTGGCTTTGGTTTCGGCGTTGCTGATCGAACGATCAAGCTCGGCATCATCCGCGCCGATTTTAATAATGGCTCGCCCTAATTCTTCATCGGCCATGGCCGCCACCTCTGCTGATGGAATAGAACGCCCACGCGCCCATCCCACGATTGCGATTGTCGAATCGTGAAAAGCGGGCGCGTGGGCAATCCATCGCGGCGGCTTTGTTTCCTATGAAGCGGCGCAGCGGCGCGGGTTACATAGGACTAGTCTTTTGTTTTGGGTTGCGCTTTGCGACGACCAGGCTTGATTTTGTAGGTGTCGATCGCTTTGGCAATGGCTATCAACGCGCGATGGATGGCGATCCACATCGTGGTATCTGCATCCATAGGGGTCTCCAATGAGTTATGGCCGGACCGATCGGGCTTTCATATTGGCGATAAGCTGGGATGCGCTGACGTAGGTCACCTCGGATCGGGTGCTGGCTGGTTGGGTAGTTGAGCCTTGCTTTTGCTTTCGCTTGCTTTTACCCTTTCCCTTGGTATCATCGCCAAACAACATCGTACCCACCTTAGTGGCAATCAGCATGGCCTGCTGCTCGCGTTCGTTGTGCATGCGGCGCAGGTAGGATGGCAGCAGCTCCAGCACGGTTTCTTCATACAGCTCGTGGGGTGGAATGCTATACACGGCATACATCACTTCTACCACATCATCAGTATGGCTGGCTTCCGTTAGCCAATGCTTGAAAAACCCGCTGCCAAGACTTGTAACTTTTTTATCGGGACAGCCGCATTGGCAATGCACAGGAAGGCATCAATGATTTCGTCATCAAGAATTTCTTGATCAAGCTCGTGTGAAAGCGTGCCACTGGCATAGGCAATAATGAGCTTGAATGCTTCTTCGAGCAGGCCATCAATGGACTCAAGCATGGCAACAATATAGGCCGTCAAGGCTTCGCCAGATTGCGTGCCAGCTTCATTGGTTGCGGGCGGTTTACTCATCTGATCGACTTGTGGCATCACCTTTTTGGCGACATCAATCAACTTCTTTTTGAAGTCTTGATTTTGACGAAACGGCAGCTTACGAATTTCTTTGACCTCGCCGCCGATGGTCAGGGAAAGCATGACAGCCATGGGTGTGTATCCTTTGCAAATGTTAATCAAACCAAACCTTCTCGCGCTCTCAACCCCTTAGGACGCGGCCTCAACCACGCGGACTAATTGAAATAACCGCTCGCCCTTGGTGCGCGATAAGTCTTCCAAGGCGGACAGCTTCAGCGGGAGACCCGTCCAATCTTCTTTGCTAAATTCCAACTCGCCGCCTTCTTCCGCTGTGGCTTTCCAAATAAAGCCGCGCACCGGAAAGACATTGCCCTCCTCGTCCTCTTGTTCGGCTTCAAAGCCCCACATGCGGATGGGTAACTGGGCCGCGCCACCAATTTTGAAGGTTTCTTTGCCGACTTGGCCCACGCCCGAGGCCACCACGGTATTGGTTCCACCCCATGTACTGGGCAATCCGGCGAAATCGAGCTGGGCCATGGTCGTTTCGGCGGTTAATTCTTCGCTGACCTTTTTGCGCTTGACTGCGCCCAAGGCTTCTTGGATTTCGGGTGCTTTGGTTTCGTAGCTATAGGCCACCACCAGTGGGGCACTGGTCAAGCCGTACTGTACCCAACCTACGGGCCACGCGGCCCCAACGGCCAGGCTATCAGCAGGCAGGGTTGTGCCCACAGGCGCATAGAACAACGTGGCATTACTCATCGTTACAGCAGCAACATCGGTTGGCATTCCAACCTCCTTTGTAGTGAAATCGGTCGAAATCGATTTGATCTAATAATTCTTGATATGGGCCGTCCAGCCCGACAAGGCGAACAGCCACAAGGTTGTTTGGGTGCGGAGCAGGCGCGGCATGGCGCTGCTATCGGGTCGTAGCCGCGTCACGCCATTGCCGCGATCCATCCACGCATCACAGCAGGTGCGCCACAGGTCGATGCACACCCCTTCGTCCGTGCCATACAGCTGCACATACAGTGATGGACTGAGGATTGTGCGGGTGTAATCAAAGCCACCACCGCGAATCACACACAGAATCGCGGGGCCAGTATCCGGCGTATAGCCCTGCGGCAAATCCGGCCCCACCCACACCCGATTGCTTACCAGTGCGGTCACGGCAGGTGTGCTCATGGCGGTGATGATGGCAGCAATCAGGTCAACCATTACAAGCCTCGCTTGCGGCGCACGACCTGCACGATGCTGCCAAAATCGGCCTTGACCTGATCGAGCGCGGGAAACAAAAAGGGTGCTCGCAGTTCGATGTAGATCGCATAGGTGGCTGCGCAGCCGACCGCGCTGGTGTTGTCGCCCATGGCAGGCAATCCAGCGGATGTACGCTGCACCACATCGCCGTGCTTATCTGGCAGATCGGTCGTGGCCGCATCGACCCCTTGCCCATCGACCAATACGGCATGGATGCTATTCAAGGCAAAGCCGGTATCAATGCTGTTATTGGCCACCATATTTTGTTTGGCATGCCCTTCACCTGCCAGCGCCGCCTCGTTCAGCAGGTCGCGGGTTGCGCCATCAATGCGCACGCGAAAGCGCTTGGCAAAGGATTGGTACTGGGCTACGCCTTTCTTCGCCATGACTTAGACCTCCTCGCGGGTGACGGTGGCCAGCTCCACTACGATGGCCGTGCCAACGGTAGATGGATCGCCCACTATGTCGAATGCCAATGGACTGGTCAGTGCCTGCCCATTGCGGTGGGTGATGCGCACGCGCCATGACGCACGAATCACGGTTCCAGTAGGCAGGCGCAGGGTTGGCTTGGTGATCACGACCGCCGTGCTGTCTAAAACTTCCTCGCTGGCAACGCCGTTGGCCGTGCTGGGATTGAACCCACAGACCGCCGACCCTGCATCGGTATAGGTGATCACGGGTTTGTTGTTGCGGCCTGCGCTAGTCTGTGGCTCCATGAGCACACAGTGGTCGCGCATCGCGTCCGTGTGCGTGGCCTGCATCACCGTGAATTCGTTGGGTCGCATCGGCAACATCGGCATCTCCTACCAGCGACTAAAGGTGTCGAGCGTACCACTCATGGGCGCTTCTTCGATCACCACGGGTTGATTGGTCACAAACTCGGCTTCGAGCTGCTTAACCATGCGCACCGCATGGTCGTGCATATCCTTGCGGTTGAATGTGCCGCCATCGGCTTCGAAGTTGATCGCGGTCACGGTCGCATTGGCCACGCTGCGCCACACTTCAATGATGGCCACGGTTTCCAGGAGCGGATCATTGGTTGACGCTTCCGTGGTGGCGAGATTGAGTCGTCGTAAGGTTCTTCGTAAGGCGGCGTTGTAGCCTGCGTTACTCACATCCGTCCAGCCAAGGACGGTCGCGGTTTCCAGCAGTTCTTCCAGCATCACTGCTTTGATCGTGGCATCGGTGTGTGCCATGCTTAGGCCGCCTTGTACTCACGCAATTTCTTGATCGTCGCTTCGCCAATGCCATCGATGGCGCTCAACGTGGCATCATCGGCGGCCATGGCATCGCCATAGGTGGTATACCCCGCTGCGGCCAAGGTCGCTGCTGCCTTGCTTCCCACAATCGACTCTAGCGTTGGCTCGGCGGGTGGTTCGCCATTGGGCGTGCCTGCGTCGCCATCGTTGGATGGGGTGGGTGGTTGGACTGGCTCGGCGGCCACAGGCTCAATCGGCTGTGCGTCGGTGGTCGCTCCACGGGCAATCAACACATTGGCAATCGATTCGTCGAGCGCGTGAACACCCGGTAGATAGGTGGTTCCTAAATACATCCATGAATCGGTTAATGTGACTTGCACTTTTGGCATGAAAACACTCCTTTGAATCAATTGAATGATTGCAACCTTCTCCTTACCCCCTAGATGTTCTTCAACACGCCAATCGCTTCTGGCTCGGTAATGACGGGGAAGCTGGTCTGCCATGCTTCGCCTTCAATGCGCGGTGGCTTGTTCGACTTGAACTCGGTATGAATCACGCGGCCCGATTCGCTTTGGCCTGCGGCTCGCCCAACGGCGGTATAGCCCAAGGTATCGGTAATCAACGATTGTTCGGCATCAGGCACATCCAACTCTTCGTTGCGGCCTGTGAGGGCCACCATCACGAAGGCTTGGGCGTGCAGAAAGCGGGTATCGCCCGTTTGGGTGCGATAACGCAAGTCATAGCGCTCAATCGGGGGTAAGCCATCCATTTGCAAGGCCATATTGACCCCCATCAGGCTGGCACGACCCGCCATAAGTTCTAAAGACCCACCGTTGTTGGTCACAAAGTGACTGGTGCGCGATGCAACCTTGGCATTCCGCGCCATTTTGGTCAGCACAGGCGTGCCCGTAATGATCCGGCCCACGGTGTAGCCTTTGCTTTGCAGCAAATCAGCCATGGCGTAAATATCTTCAAAGGGGTCGTAGGCATCGTCAGCCCAATCGCCCGCCACGTTGACGCGGTGGCCTGCGGGATTGGTCAAGGCTACGGGTTTCCGAAAGGCGTTATCGCCTTCAATGATCACGCTGGCATCGACAATGGCTTGCCAGCGCCATGCTTCGTTGGTTTCGATCAAGGACAAATTGAGCGTAGTTTCGGCCCAGCTCGTGAGCGCAGCAATGGCTTCCATCGAGGCATTGCGTTCAAGGTGTCGCAACAGGATATCGTAGTCGCGGCCACTCAGCTCGCGGGCAATATCACTGTTGGCCAACTTGACATCGAACGTCCCGATCAGGTCGCCACCCTTCTTTTGGGCGGGGCCGTAACGCGTTCCCCCATTGGCCACCACGGTGCGGTAGCGAATGGAATCCTCGGTATATTGGTTTTCTTCGACCATGCGCTCGGGCAGTAACTCCGCGCCAAGGTAGCGCCGTTGTGGTCGCCCGAACTGAGCTAAGACATTGCGAGCAAGCCGGATCAGGGTTCCGTCCGCTCGCGCCTGATTGATTAAACTGGCAATATCAGCCATACCAACAAACTCCTAAACAGATTGATGATTGAATGAATAACGATGCCTTCGCCCTGCTTAGGCTCTGCCGACCGTGCATTGATAGTGGCTGCGCACAAAGGCCTTGAGCGTGCTACTCAACCCTGCCCAGCCAGGTACAAAGGTTTCTTTCACGATGCTGTTGTAGCGATACAAATCGGCATCGTTGTTTCTGCTGGCATCGCTGATATCGAACGCCAGCAAATAGATCTCTTCATCAGCATCAGCAGCCGGACCAAAGGCTGTGCCGGCATCGCGCTCGGCCCAGGTGCGACCAATCAGCGTGCCCGAGACGATGGTGACGGGCTTGGTACCACTGCCCTTGTAGGTCGCTTTATCGCCACTCGTGAGGGCCACGGGCAACGCTTCAACGGCAATACTGGTTGCGCCAGCAGCAGCGGCAGCGGTCGAATAGGCATACTTGCCAGCGGCAAAGCGCAGCAACGTATTTGCCGGAATAGGATTCACCAAGGCGGTGACGGCGATACTGGTCGCACTGACCAACGCATTGGCCGACAAGGTGACAATTGCGCCATCGGTTGCCAAGAACTGGCTTGCATCAACCGTGGCTCCGCCGGGCATTAAGTGCTCGCGGTCTAAGAAATCGCCTGCCCAAATTGGGCTGGTAAGTTGATTAACGGTACCGATTACTCCAGCCATGATTAACCTCGCTTCGGAAGGCTATAGCCCATCCGTTGATTGTGAGTGGTGATGGGGTCGTCGTTCTTGGGATTGCCTGCACCTTGGCGGACAAAGCCCGTTCCCCGCCCTGCGGGGGCTGTATCAGTTTTGAGAGCGGGCATGAATTCACCCCAGTGTTTGTCGGCATAGGCATCGAGTGGGGTTTCCACGTCGCCATCCTTGACGGTGATCGTGGTCTTGTCGCCCTCGGTTTTGGTGATAAATGTGACATTGCCTGCTAAGCGCTCCAGCACACTCGACTTCCACTGCATTGCTTCAGCAACCGTGCGAATGGTGGCTTGTGTGCGGAGATTAGTCAGCTCGGTTTGCGCTTGCTCGCGCTCGGTCAAGCGGGTGCGCAATTCATCGAGCTGACCAAGCGCTTGATAGTCCCGCCAGCGCTGCACATCGTCGCCGCTGAGCACCACGGCCCCATCAGGAACACGCTCGCGCAGCTGGCGATTCTGGTCGCGATACTGATAGTTTTCCTGCATGAGCAGCATCAGCGCAGCATCAGGGCTGCCTTGACGAGCAATCAGATTGGCAATTTGACCCGCAATATCGGGTTGATTTCCTCCGCCACTAGCGGGCGGATTAGCTGGTGGATTCGCAGGCGGGTTGGCTGGCGCTGGATTGCCACCGCCGCCACTGCCGGAACCACCGCCGCCGTTATCAGCAGCAAACAATTTGATTGAGCGAAAAAAACGAACCATCGGTAATTACTCCTCTATTGCGTGCGCTGCCAGTGATTGCTGGAGCAGCGGGAAAATAATGCGTGTCAGTGCCGTAACAACCTGCTCTTCGGCATGGATTTGCATTTCGTGCATAAACATGCCCCGCCGTTTAACAGGAATTTCGAGCAGCATGGCTTCAATCAAAGTCGTCAACGGTGCTACGAGAATATGAAGAAACTCATGTACCAAGACCCGTTTAAGTGGCTCTACTGGTTGTTGATCCCAATACTCAATCACGGCATTTGAATAACGATGATTGACGTGAGCAAGCCCCGCTGTCGTTGGCTCCTCGTCGTGTTGCTCTTTGGTCATCGGACGAACATAGATATCCCATCCTTGAAGGCTGAAGCAGTCACGCACCTGTTGTGCATAGGCTTCGACCCAAGCGGGGGGAAGTTGCCCGCTGTCACAGTCGTCTAGTGTTTCCGACGTGGCTGCCATCGCACTGACTCCCATACCTTTGGCTTTCGATTCGGTGCCGCTTCACATCCCCGTGCGGGTGGATCACCAACGCGGGATGGATGGATGCATGGATGGGTGAAGTCATCAAAAGACAGCAACCGTGTGGTCATTGGATACGGCCCGAGACTCAATGACCGAAGCGATTCGCGAAGCTGTTCCGCTTTCAACGCGAACGCTGAATCGACCTCCGCCTGTAGTGCTCGCATTGCTTGCGCGGCATCATTGAATTCCATCATTGCGCCATCCTCCGTAATGCTTCGACCGTGGTGACTTGGGTGTTTGCACCCCACACCCCACCGCTGTGGACGGTTGCTAAATCTTCAAACTGAAAGACACCCTTTTGCCATAAGGCGTAGCGCCCTGGACCAAGCATTGATCGTTGGGTTGCTGCGTCCTGTTGCAGAAACCATTGCTTGCCCGTTGGGATCGCCAGCGGCTCGCGGCCTCTTAAAATGGGCACGATAGTGCATCTGCACTGAGGGTGTAGCGGCATCATCACATTGGTTGGATAGACCGTACCATCGAGCGCCAAACATGCCAGACAGGTACGCCGCTGGCGTGCCGCGATGCGCATGTAAGCGTCGGCTAAGCCACTCGTTTGATACTGCTGCAACGCAGCCAAGCGTGCTGCTCGAATCGACTGATCACGGGTCAATAACAAGGCATGATTGAGACTGGTTGCTAAGCCGTCATTGACCATCATCCGCGCCGTGATGCGCGGATTCTTCCCTAACGCAAGGCCACTCAACAGGGCATCGGTGATGGCTTGGGCCGTTTCCGGATAGGCGTTGCTCAGCAAGAGCGCCAAGGGATTGTCAGCCCGTGCCAACGCGGCAATGTTTTCAAATGCGCCGCTGTTCAACTGCGTGAATGACCCTTGAATCGCGCCGGAATAGCGCAACCACGCCGTGGCCTGCTCCGCGCCCATACTGGCAAAACTCAACTGCTGGGCTTGCATGATGGCCGCTGCATCGGCGTTGTACTTGGCCAATTCCCGCTGGAGCTGCACCAACAACGCTTGGTAGCGCTCGTTCGCATACAGTTGCGATTCACTGACCGTTTGCCCATCAGCTTTGGTCTGACTCATTTGAAACGCCAACGCTTCCATTTCGGCCTGCAACGCCGCTTCGACCGTGCGCCAGCGTGTGGTCAGCGCGTCCATCGCACTCGCGTTCTGCGCCTGAAGCTCAGCACGGAATTGATTGGCAATGGCAACCGCGTCGATCATGCGGGCTGCTCCAATCCGGTGCTAGCAGCACCACTATCAAGTCGCGCTTGCTGCATTGCCAAGGCTGCGCCTAAACTTCGAGCGCTACGAGCCTGCTTTTCTTCCTGCTCGGCAGCAATGCGAGCCTTTTCAGCATCGACATCTTCAACATCAATCAGACTCAAGAACAGGTCGTGACTAATGGCCCCTTTTTCATAGGCGGCCAATAAAAAGTTGCGTTCCTCGCTGCTCAGGCTACCCAGCCACAACCGTGGCGTGACATCGGCGCGGAGACTATCAAAGGCTTGAGCACGACCTGCAAAATGCGCCGCCAACGCGAGGGCCGCTTCGAGCACCCAGCGCACCAGCTGCTTGAGGGCCGTGGCCGTTGGCCCAAGCGACATCGCAAAATCCAACAACGCTTGTTTGCGGCTTTCCCCACTCGCCACCGCGTCACCACTCAGCAGCGCATGCAGTTGCTTGCACTCCTTGAGCATCCGGCTATAAATCGCTGCGTCGGTATCGATGAACGTGCCAACGGGAACGGGTTCACGCCATTGCACCGATGGGGTGGTGTAACCCGTGATGCGCTCAATCTGCCCATCTTTTTCACGCATCGGCAGCCCAATTAAATTGGTGGTTTTGCCCGGCCCGATGTCATACGGGCGATACACCCGCAACTTTTTACCCGGGTTGGCCGGGTCGTCTACTTCATCAAACGGCATTTGAGCATTGGTCATGACCCGCTCAACAAAGCCACTAATCACAATGTTGTGTTGGAGCATGGTCAGGGTCATATTGAGCGCCTTCTGCATTTGTTGCATGGACAACCCGATCAAGGGCTTGCAGACGATTTCGATCATCAGCAAATGACCCATCAGCGGTAGCCGTGTTTCGCCAGTCATTGCCTCGCCTTCGAGCGTGCGCATCACGGTTTGGCCTTCATCGATAAAGGTCACTTCTGCGACTTCTTTTTTATTGTCATTCGTATAGACATAGACCCCACATGCCTGCATCGTGGCTTTATCACGGCTCACCCCTGCTTGCTCGGGCGCTAACCAATCGAGCCAAATCAGGTTCAAGGCATCGGCCAAGGTTTCTTGGACTTGAATCACGTTGTCTTCGACATAGGCGGGTGGAACAAACAAGCGGAGCACGGCGCGACCATGCACCACGGCGGTGGCAATGCTTTCTTGCAGGATACCGAGTACATTGCGCTGATCCCACCAACTCGTCATGGCGGCTTCGGCCTCATCAAGCAAACCTTGCTCTTGGGGATTGGGTTGTTCCTCCTCTAGTAGCGGACGACGCACGGCATAGCTCCACTGGGGTTCACGGCCACACACGGCATTGGCGTGGCGCTCAATCACCTCGGCAATCACGTTGCTGGAAACAAACTCGCGCTGAATGCGAGTCATGACCTCGGTCGCGCCTTTATCCGTTGACGCAGGAGCTGGACCAGTCCACGCCGCCCCACCCTGCCAGTGATCGCCATCGCGAAACAGCACCGCACTTTTGACCGCTTCCGGCGTAGTTGGCAAGCGTTTTTTGGCGACTTCGACCGAGAGATTGTCAAAGGCTGTTGGCATCGATACCTCTAGTAGCTATTCCACGAGCCAGCCATGGCTTCGTCTTCGACTTCCATTGGTTGACTGGCAACCATCAGGGCAATGGCCCATGCCATCACGAAATCATCGTGATAGCCTGCGGGTGCGCCCGTCCCGCCGTTCTTCAAAATCCGATAAATCGCCAGTTCATTCAGCGCCGTTTGATTGCGAATTGTGACCAACACATCGCGCAGTGCCGTGGCGAACAAGTCAATCATTTGCGGCTTGGTCTGCGCATTGGTGAGCCACCCTGCTCGCCCATCAAGGCCATACACGATGCGGGTGAATCCGGCCAGTTTCATCGTGGTCAATACCGCGTGACCGTGATTGTTCCGCTCAACCGCAACCGTGGCCCCGTACACGTCTGACAAATTCATGAGAATGCGAGCGTATTCGTCCGGTTCCCATTTGCCGTGGACGCTGGCCATTTCTTCCCACGACACCGCATCGATCAAGGTGGCAGCGCAGAAGTCGCCGTGCTCCAGCCCTTCGGCCACGTCCGCTGCCAGAATGTAGCGTCGTCCTTGCTGCGGCAGGTGGTAAACGGTCACGCCGTCCAGGAGCGAGAGCGATGCTGGAAGCTCATCGAGCGCAAGGCCATCGCTGGGATTTTGCTTCAGCAGCCATGGCATTTTGAATCGCGTGCGCCCTGACACCAAAAAGGCTTCTTGCGCGGTTGAGGGATATTCTTGCCGCACCATGTCCGGGTCGGTATATTCCTCAAGCTGGTTGTGATACCACGCCGCATCCCGCGTTGGTCGTGCCCACCACGGTAAAAAGATCGTGGTAAAGCGATTTTTGGCACTGATGGCCTTGAGCCACAGTTGATGAAACAGATTGCCAATCCCATTGGCCGTCGATAAGACAATCAGTTGGCCGCCGCCGTCGATCGTGGGCTTGAGCGCGGTATACAACTGGGTTGCCCAGAGCAGGAACGCGGCTTCGTCCAAAATCACCAGTGATGCCGTAAAGCTGCGACCTGCCCCTTTGGTCGCGGGGAGTGACTTGACCCGACTGCCATTGGCCCATTCCAGTTCGGTCGTGTTGTCCGTGACTAGCGCTGGCGAGGCCTCACGCATCCACTCGGGTAAGCGTTCATACAAGCGCTTGACCCGTTGCAGCATCTCATCGGCTTCGCCTTGGCCTTTGCTGAAGATCAGCACCACTTTGCCCGGTTGGAAGAGGCAGAGCCACAACGCATAGGCGCAACACAACCAACTAATGCCTAATTGCCGTGCCTTGAGAATCAAGACCAAACGCTGGATTAAGAGTGTCCAGAGCACCTGTACTTGGGCAGGCCAGAGCGTAAAGGGCATCGCGCCGCTGCCATCCCCCAACCCTTGGGCATCGTCGATTAATCCGAAGTGGTGGGTGAAGTAGGCAGGGTCGGCATGGCACTTTGCCAGTTCGACAGCATTCGACATTGTTCCTCACGCCACTGCTGCAATTCCTTGGCAGCCTGTTCCAACGCTGGACTATCAATCACAATCGGCGCACTGCGATCCCCTTTATGCACATGTTCTTGTTTCTGCTTGCGACCTCCCGTTTCCTTGGCCAAGTCATCGAGCACCCCGCGATAATCACTAATGAGGGCCGAGTTGTAGCGGTAGATTTCAACCTGCTCGGCATACTCGCCTGCCCCGATTTGTTTGACATCGCGTATCCATACATTCGGTCGCTTGTGTGGGTGATGTTCGTCAACCTCTTTAATTTGTTCTTCTAAATCCTTAGCCAACTCCTTGAGCTTGATCACCCGCTCGAAGTCAAGGCCTAAGCCGTCTTCAAACACCTCACGTCGTCGAGCGGCCAGCGCATCATTTTTTGCTTGCTCCAGCTGCGCATCATAGGCTTTCGCACGATCGGTCCAATGGAATTCGGTTGACCAGTGAGCCAGTGTTTTGAAGCGAACTGTTGGCGGTTTGTTGGCGGTTTGTTGGCGGTAGCGCTCAAGCAAGATGCGTAACGAACGCCCACTCCCAAGGCGCAGATAATCGTTGCAGGCGACTACCGCCTTATCCGATTCGGTGGCGTGACGTTGACCTGTGATAAGTTGTAGTGGTTCGTGCGTGGTCATTGCTCGCCGCCTCGGTCGTTTCGCCGCTGGCGCGGCGGATAATATTAAGCGTCTTGCGATAGGTCATCGCTGATGACGATGAAGAAACACAGAACAAAGCCGATGGAGATCAGCGCACACCAGAGCATGGATTATGCGGATTCCTGCATCTTTTTCTGCTTTTCAGCCATCACGAGATCGCGGAGCAGGGTTTCGCTGAATGGCAAGCCATACTGGGTAAGATAGCCACTAGCAACCTGCACCGCTTTGGTCAATAGATCCTCAGCCTTAAGGCCGTGGGCTTCGGCTGCTCGCAAGCCTGCTTTCACTGCTCCATAAAGCGCGGCACGTTGCTCTGCCCCAAGATTGGCAGCAGCCCAAGTGTTCAAGGCGTTTGCCGCTTTGGGGGCAGCCGATTTGAGAAAACCAACAGCGAACGAGAGGGTGGTCACAATGACCAGCGCGATGGCGGTTTGAGTTAGGGTCATACCGATGCTCCTTGTCCAAGGGGTGATAATAATTCATCAATGGGGTCAAGCCCCGTGTGTTGATCGTCGGTTCGTGGAGAGGTGGTTGGGCGATCAAGGCCTGCCCGCCGAGGCTTTTTGGGCAAGGGGATCTGATGGTGATGACAGGTGTCTTCGAGGGCTTGGATGTACAACTGGGCATCCATGAGCGCATAGGCATCGATCGTCCAGCGTTCACGGGCATTGATCACTTCACGCCGCAAGGCGCTCAGCGCCAAATCGAACTGGGCACTGAGTGCCGCCAGTTCGCGTTTAGCCGCATCACGCACGGCATGCAACTCGGCTTTCAAGCTAACGTTTTCGCGGACAACCGAGAGGTAGCCCCGCGCAAACATCCATGCCCCAACCATCACGACAATGGTGAGGCCGATCAGCCATACCACCGCACCAATCAGTAGACTATCCATAGATCCCCAACCACATCAGGAGGAAGCGAAGGCCAGGCAAGAAGGGGTTTGCACAGAAAGGAGGAAAACAAAAAGCAACAGGTTAAATTGGTCTGTGCAGACCCCTGTTGCTTGCGAGGATTATAGCACGTCTGTGCTGTTTGTCAATGAAAATAAAGCGAATTATCCCAACTTATCCCACATATCCCACATCTTTAATAAAAATGATGTTGCAATTGAAATCCTTACATAGAGCGAATCTGATAATCTTCAATTATAGGCTCTGTCTATGATTCAATGTTGTAACATACAACATGAAACTCTAAATCTTTTTTTTCGTAAAGAGGCAAAGTTAAAATGGAAGGAATTATATGGAATGGCAAAATCTTACAATACAAATTCTATTTATGATTCTAGGACTATTGAGTTTTCTATATATGATTATTGGTCTATATAAATGGGTTGTATCAGGAGGAAATAGATATAATATTTATGAATCAATAAATATTATAAGTGATAGTATAATTATATTGATTATTGTAATTTCCTCTATTATTTTAGGTTATATACTGAAAATGGAATTTAATCAAGAATGGGCTATTATGATATCACTATTGTTTATGATATTTATGATATATTTGTATAAAAAAAGGATAATTTATTTATATAAATTTGATTACAAAAAAGATGATGAAGGAAATGGGGATATATATGAATAAAATAGAATTTCATCAAGAAGCAAAAGAACTTGTTGTTAAATACAGAGAAGATTATGTAAAAGATATTATATTTCATTCGAGAAATAAAGCAATTATAGATAAAGATGAAATTGTATTAAAAAAGCATGTCCTATTTGCTATTGATAAAATTTATGCTAATAAAGAGAAAAAATGGAAAGATGAAATGCTTAATATAATAGGTGGGATTTTTCTTGGTACCGGGCTGCAAGGTTTTATTAACGAATTAGGAATACCTGAAATTCGTATACCATTACTTATTATTTATGTAATTATGCTTATTATTGGTGCAATATGTGTTTCTGTGGTAATAACATCATCTCGGCGACGCATATAAAATAATTAAGAATTATGAGATTATTAATATTTTATTTATATAGTTATACAATTGATATTATTCAGTGCGTTTGATTTCTCGTAAATAATAACTATTACCTCGCTTTTCGCAGAATACCTCCACTTTCTCACCCCACAATGGGCGAACAATATCATTCATCATTCCTGGGGGTACAATAATCTTTTGTTTTTTATTATCGGAGAATAGCAGTTGAATCGTGTTATTCGCTGATATTTCATCAGCATGTTTTAATTGCCCCACAAAGGTCTGATGTTTAGATTTATCCTTTTTCGTTGCTATATTACTCCCCGCGAGCGTACTTATTTCAGGTGGGGTTTTATCAAAAGCAACTGATAAGACCTCATTACTCCCGCTTTGAAGCGTAGTCAAACCAACCATACGTACATCTTGTCCATCAGGGGCTATTTTTTTTGCAAGAGCAACGAAATTATTATAGTAGGACTCATTAGGTATACGTTCTTTTAACGATTGAAAATCTCCTTTATTTACTAAACTAATATTCTGGATAACATCTTCGAGAACAATGCTAGAAAGATCAATCTCTGGTATATCAAAGCGTTGCTGTCTACCGAGTTGCAATGTCACTGCAAAGCTTCCCGCTCGTGGGGCTGACATGTAGACGCTATAACCCTCCTGAAGAACTTGGGCTGTTCCGCCCCTTTCTCGAAATTCTCGTTTTAGTAGGCGCTCTACAGTGCGAAAAATCATTCGTTCAATATCTTGTAGCCTACTTAAGAAGATGTCCATGAGAGTAAGCCCTGGGTAAATCTCTTGGCCAGTCATTGATACTTGAACTTGACCGGGATCAATTTTAACATCACGAATTGCAAGATGTCGTTGGAAGTGAACTTGTTCGAGTAAATCGCGCAATTCTTCCGCGATCTCATATGGAGGATTTCCTGCCAGTGCTGTAGCAATTAAACGCTCTGCTAATCGGTGTTCGTCACAGTCAAGTGCCAAGGTGGCTGCACTACGATGAAGAATGGAACGAGTAGGTTCTGTATCAAAGGGTGCTACTAATGCTGCTGCTTCTATTTCTAGGTCAAGAGCCTGTCGTGAATAGGCAATAAAACTATGGATATCTCCAGTATGTTTCGCATGAAGTGCAAGATCTGCAAAGTCCATAGCTTGCATATGGAGTTCACGTACTGATTTCATTTTCGTACAACCCTTGCTGTAGGTTGACTAAATTCAACCACAACGACATATGCAGGCATTTGCATTGAATCGGAAGGATTCGTTTGCCTCAGTTTCAATTTGACGCGATTTTCAATGTCTTTACCAGATCCTTGGCGAATACCTGAGACTTCTAAACGGGCATCATGTTTATCAAAAGGCAGTATATCATCCCCATCCTGCTTCGCCAACCAGTAATCAAACCCTGTTCCTTTTCGTGATCGATTGATAACCGTATAATCTGTTAGCTCAACAGCGAGGAGACAAGCAATGCCACAAGCGGCGTGTTCAGTTGTATACTCTTCATCAGTCCATGCTGCGAGATGACGAGGCGTAATTTCATCCCAATCTTCAATAACAAAGCTATGATCGGATTTTGTATCGCACCGTCGTTCCACCGATAGCTGTACACCCCGAGAATGACGCTGATCTTCCAAACGAATTGAGCAAGCCTCGATCAGGTAGCGTCCCATATTGGGAGTTAAGCCAGGTATCTTTGTTTCTAGATCGTTGAGCTGGAGTCTTTTCGATACTGGTTGGGTCATAAAATCCTCAGCATGATAAAAAGAAAGGCTTAATTATTAGCTACAAAATTTCTTAGGAGGGTATTGCAAAACATAGAAGGCCTTCGTTTTGATCATCAGCACCAATAAAATAATTGCCTTGTATATGAACTTTATTTTTTAATGATCGTATTTTTGATACTATATCGTGATCATTTTGATGGACAGTGAACCAGCTAACGCCATCCCCGCCATTATTGAGACGGTCTACAAATGCTCCAAAGCTTTCAACACTTTCAAAATCAACCTGTTGAATATTTTTATAGTCTTTCTCAATTACTCTAATAAAATGCTGTGGATAGGATTTTTTTAATGCTTCTAATCTTTGTTTATCCTCTTCTAGTAACAAATCGTTACTTTCGGCAGTTCGTAACTGTAACCACATAACAAACCTCCAACTTACTTTGATAAAGATATTCCACATATTTAATATAGTGGGTTGTAGTCTATCACCTCCTAACGAACGCTACAAGACAAACATTTGTGCTTAAACAAAAACACCACCCAACTGGGTGGTGCTTGCAGTCCCCTCGCGAGCCTTAGTAACCTTGAGTGGCAGAACTACGGAAACATAAATCCTCACGATTATTGATCGTAATCCCTGCTGAGGATTCAGGTCTTTCGAATCGATGAATATATTGGTTATAGAATCTGGGCAGATAACGCTTTTATCCCCCAAAGAGGATTCAGGTCTTTCGAATCTAAACCTAAACGATTCTAGTACCAACTGGACATACCGGTTTTAATCCCCCAGAGAGGATTCAGGTCTTTCGAATAGGCTATTGACGCGATGTTTATCCCTATGTGGGAAGAGTTTTAATCCCCCAGAGAGGATTCAGGTCTTTCGAATACCTTTAATTCGATTCAAACCGTCGCGTAAAACTTGGGGTTTTAATCCCCCAGAGAGGATTCAGGTCTTTCGAATACCTTTAATTCGATTCAAACCGTCGCGTAAAACTTGGGGTTTTAATCCCCCAGAGAGGAGGGCTGGGCTTAACATAGAATTGGTTCCCCTGCCCGATCCATCAGGGTCGGGGGGCGACACCGATCCGCCGTAGCGCGACACCCATGCCCCAATCGGGGTCGTTTTCGACACCAGGCGACTCTCTATCGGGTACGATACGGGTATCAGATCCAACCATCCCCAGAATAGGAGTCGCTGATGCTGGATCGCATCATACCAAACATCCTTCGTCGCTTCAAGCGCCCTGTGGCCACCGTGCCCGTGTCCGATGGTGCCCTGCTGCCTACCCATCCCCGTCGTCCCTGCCCGCTCTCCATGCCGGATCTCCCCCCGATCATTGCCGCTGATCCCACCGCTGCTGCGGCGCATCAGTGGCTCGCCCCCATTCCGTGGCATGCTTTGCCGCCGCTCAGTGACCGCCCTCGGCCTGGGCCACGCCCCGCGCCGCGTGCCCCCTTTCTCGCCGCGTTCCTCCTCAAACTCGATCTCCAATTGCCCTCCATGGGGCATTTGCGCCGCTATCTCCTGCGCCATCCCGCCCTCGTCTGGACGCTCGGCTTTCCCCTTCGGCCTGACCCTGCCGCCCCGCTCGGCTTCGATGTCGCCGCCAGTGTCCCGTCGCGTCGTCAGTTTGCCCGTGTCCTGCGAACCTTACCCACGCCCATGCTCGACTTCCTCCGCATGGCGCTCGTGCGGCGCATTCGTGATGCCCTCCCCCCCGATCACCACGCCACCTTCGCCGACACCATTGCGGGCGATACCAAGCACATTTTGGCGTGGGTCAAAGAGAACAATCCCAACCGCTTTGCCCCGGATCGCGCGAAGAAGCAGGTGCAACCCCCCGGTGATCCGGACTGTCGGCTCGGAGTCAAGCGCCGGAGTAACCAGCAGCCGACCCCCACCACCGATGGTCAATCGCCAACCCAGAGTAAGGCCGAAGCCTACTGGGGCTACGCCAGTGGCATTGTCGTCACGCGCACCCCCTTTGGCTCAATCGTGCTTGCCGAACATACCCAACCGATCAATGCGGGCGATATGACCTATTTTGACCCGCTCATGGCGCAGGTGGAGCAGACGCTCGGTCGCCGACCGCGTAATGGCGTGTGGGATGCCGCCTTCGACAGCCAACGGGTCTACACCTACTTCCACACGGCTGGCGGGATGGCGGCGGTTCCGGTGCGGAAGCCCAACCAGCCACGGCAGTTTTCGCCCGACGGCGTGCCGCTGTGTGCCGCTGGTTTGGCCATGCCGCAACAGTTTACGTATGCCATGAACACCAATGGCCCGCCACAAGAGCGGGCACGCCATCGCTGTCCGTTGCTGTACCCGACTGCCACCGGCGAGCCATGCCCAACCAATGACAAACACTTTGCGACGGGCGGGTGTGTCACGACGATCGGGACGCAAGTTGGGGCAACGCTGCGCTGGACGATCGATCGTGGGTCAGCGGCCTATAAAGCCTTGTATCGCGAACGCGCGTTGGTCGAACAGATCAACAGCCAAGCGTATGCCTTGGGGATCGAATGGCCAAAACTGCGTCGTCAAAGCGCGGTCACAGCGTGGACATCCTTAATCTATGTGGTGATTAACCTGCGCGTCGTGCATCGCCAGCAGGGAACACACGACCCGATCCACGACTAACGTGGCATGCGTCTCGTCCGTGAATCGCCAGGGGGATGGCTTGGATGGATGGACGGACGCAGCCACAGCGATCAGGGAACAGCCACAGCGGCGGATCAGGGATGATCGGTCGGCGTGATCGGCTGTCCGTGCATCAGCCAACGCCGCGCAGCAGCACACCGATGGGCTGCCGCTGCGCGGGATTGCGGGTAGCATAACGGGCGATGGGGCGGATCTGCCCACAAAAAAACCACGCAAAGCGTGGTGATCGGCCAGCGGCGGCGCGGAATGAGCGAAAAAACCTGCCAAAACCACGCAGGAATTCGTCCAGCCCTCCCAGAGAGGATTCAGGTCTTTCGAATTCTTACAGGCGAACAGGCCGCTGAATACGGTCTGCGTTTTAATCCCCCAGAGAGGATTCAGGTCTTTCGAATCTTGGCTTAGATACGGCCAAAATGTATTATTACACGGCAGTTTTAATCCCCCAGAGAGGATTCAGGTCTTTCGAATTTATTATTAACCGCATGGGTGGCTATGGGGCCATCAACCCCGTTTTAATCCCCCAGAGAGGATTCAGGTCTTTCGAATAATGAATGCGGTAGAGAAATTTCGCCCCAGAATCGATTTAGTTTTAATCCCCCAGAGAGGATTCAGGTCTTTCGAATCGATAGTTCACCCGTTCTGAGGGTACTCACCCAAAGGTTTTAATCCCCCAGAGAGGATTCAGGTCTTTCGAATGCGCTTGAGATAGCCCAGCCGCCCGCCACCAACGTTGCCAAGGTTTTAATCCCCCAGAGAGGATTCAGGTCTTTCGAATTTTGTCGTAGACAGCTACGATTTGATCGTAGTGCTCAGTTTTAATCCCCCAGAGAGGATTCAGGTCTTTCGAATAACCAAATTCCTGTGATCGAAAATGGCTTCCTGAAGGGATGTTGTTTTAATCCCCCAGAGAGGATTCAGGTCTTTCGAATATAGCCGAGACTGGCGACATCGCGGGTTCAATTATATGGGTTTTAATCCCCCAGAGAGGATTCAGGTCTTTCGAATCAACGTCAGCGGGGTGCTGGCTGTAGCTGCGGATTTGATGGTTTTAATCCCCCAGAGAGGATTCAGGTCTTTCGAATAATAAGCAAGCTGATAGTATGGTTCGTAGCGCCAAAGGTGTTTTAATCCCCCAGAGAGGATTCAGGTCTTTCGAATTAATCGCTCACTAGCCTATTGAATTGGCGGGGCCAATGTGGTTTTAATCCCCCAGAGAGGATTCAGGTCTTTCGAATCAAGAACTTGCCCAAGTTGCTCGAACGTATTTCAAGTAGGTTTTAATCCCCCAGAGAGGATTCAGGTCTTTCGAATCTTGTAAGCGTTTTGATTTGACCAGTGTTGGGCGGTTTTAATCCCCCAGAGAGGATTCAGGTCTTTCGAATATACCCCATTTTTTAGGGCTTTGCAAGGGGCTAAAATGAACGGTTTGCGCGGTCCGCTTAAATTTGTTCAATTAATGCCTATTCTGCGCTACAAATAACGGTGGAAAACTGCCTTTTAGACCATTGGAATGGGATCGCGCGGCATATACCACTTTTTTGCCAAGTATTGGCATGATCACGGTCTTGTATTCGCTGATGCTACCGAATCAGGAGGAAGCGAAGACCACGCAAGAATGGGCATGCACAGAAAAGAGGAAAACAAAAAGCAACAGGTTAAATTGGTCTATGCAGACCCCTGTTGCTTGCGAGGATTATAGTGCGTCTGTGCTGTTTGTCAACAAAAATAAGCCAACGTATCCCACATATCCCACACTCGACTAATATAATTCGTATCACCTAAACTATTGTGCTATCACAAAGCCCACCTATTTCTCTACGATCACAGATGCCTTTGTTACAGTCGGAGGCAATGGGTATTCAGTATGTCTAACTTATGGCTGTACTCCTTCTGAATCGATATGGTCGATATTTTCAAGATCATGGCGACGCTGATCCATCCAGCGTTGTCCACACACATCGTGTCGCGGTTGCATGGAGCAACGCGGGCATTGATCAAAGCCAGTGTGGGCAGTATAGCCACAGGCGTAACAGCCATGAGAGATGGTATGACTGACCCGCACCGATTCAACTGGATATCCATAACGGGTTTCGCGGGCAACGCGCCAGCAGATTGTATGGTCTTGATTAAACACATCCACTAACACGAGATCGGAGTCGGTAATCACCAGCGCATCAACAATCTCGATCAGGTGTTCTGCCGATTCCCCGAGGTCAGGCACGAGGTAAAGGACATGCTGTGGTGATGATCTGCGGCTGAGCATCGCAAAAGGTTTTCCCTCTTTGGTCGTATGGAGGTGCTCCCAGAGTGGGTTATCGTGCGTACCAGTGGCAAGGTTAAAGTACTTCATATATGGCCTCCCTTTAGATCATTGGACAAGTAGTGTGGGCCGAGGGACGGTCACGGCGGGCGATCTTATGTGGTCAATCGCATCTTGAAGCGTGGAAAAACTCTGAATCGCATTGGGTAAAGAACGGATGGATTGCAAGTCCATCGCCACATGGGGCGGAATGCCTACAAACACAGGGCGGCATCCTAAAATCAGGCTAACCTGAAGGAGATCGGCAAGTGTTGTCAATGTATCGGGATCAATTCCTGTAACTCCCGTGAGATCGATGAGTACATGCCGCAGTTGTTGCTGCTCAATCTGGCGCGGGAGCAGGGATGCTAATTGATCCATCCGAGCACTGTCGAGGTGTCCGATCAAGGGGAGCACTGCTCGCTGAGGAATAATTGGGATTACCGGAAAGGTCATTTGGCTGAGTTGCGTGGTCAGGGCTTGTCGTTCAGCACTACTCGATGCTAAGGCCGTGAGGGTGTCTCGTAACTGGGTATTGCGGGCCTCGCTTGCTGCGTGCGCTGTGCGTAATTCCTGCTGGGCGGTTTCAAGTTCTGTTGAGCGTGCTTGGAGATGCTGATAGGCCAGTTCGAGGGTGGTATCAAACCGTCGTCGTAGACTCGCGATTACGAAGATAGCTTGGATCACCATCCCACCACCGATCAGGAATAAGATAGTGCGGACGCGAGCAAAGGCGGTGCGTTGTTGATTGGCCGTCTGTTGGACGAGGATGCGCCGTTCATTGACCATCGTGCGGCTCTGAAATTCGAGGTTGATAAAGATGGTAGAGAAGGAAGAAAGATCGTTTATTTCTTGGGCAGGGACACGCTGAAACTCACGCTGAATCACGGTAAATGCTTGATATTCAATAGAGGTGTATTGCGATTCTGCTGCACTGCTATAGAAGCTATTCATGGCAGCGAGACGATTCGACACGAGATTGTGACGCAGCTGATATTCAGTAGCCAGGGTAGGATTGTTCGTCCCTCCATCGTTGGCAACGGCACGCAACCGTAAGATATCGCGTTCGAGTTGAGTTGGATTCCAGATTCCATCATCCTGCTCAAAAAAGCGGGTCGCCTGACTTAAGGTTTGAAGATTGAGGACAGTGAGTGCGAGTAAGATACCAAGAAGGCTGCTCATGCCGCCCGTCATGATTCGGTGTGGCCATGGTGATCGATTCATAGGGTGATCATTCCTTGCTGGCAGTGATGTATGGATGACCGACGGATGATACCGCTATGGAGTATGGCTCTATCAACAGAGTCACAATTTCTTAGGTAGGGCTTTCATATCAGTCTGCTCTTAAAGACACCATGAATATCAAGCGTGTATTATGACTGAGTTAAGCCTTTGATGGTTGGTTGCCCGTAAGCTGTAGAGGCTACCTCGCCATCAAAAGCTTAATCGTTGCTTAATCTGCAATGATACGGTAGGATTGACGCGAATGGTGGTAGTTTGGATCACTGATCGACCAACGAGCAAAGGCGCTCACCAACCACCGATGCGTCGCGTTGGTATCACGCCCAACGCGACGGCCTATGGGTTTGGTGGTATACCGAAATAGTTATGGTGATGGCGTTACGTTGGTAGGGAGGTGTCATATGGATCAGATAATGTGGTGGGAGTGGTATGAGGCTATGGCGACAAGACTAATGGCATTGCATTGGCAGTGTCTTGAGGATGGACTGCTCCGACAGCCGCCATCGACTACGCTGCGCACAGCAGTCACCACCTTCGCCGTAACTGTACACCAGGCGACAACCTCACTTGATACCAAGCAATGCCCCGAGTCGTTGGGTGATGCGATCACCCAACTCGCCGCGATTACCCAACGCCTTTATGAGCTAGTGACCAAAGATGAAGGGTTACCGATACGAAATGTGTAACCGCGAGGAATGAGAGCAGCCAGATTAGCTTAAACATAGTGGTTCTACGCCAATAGTTGATGTCCCCATTCAGCGGAATAGAGCAGGTAGTCTCAGTCACGAGAGCGCACCTGTGCCTCTTCCTTGACCGATTCCAAAGATACCGCTACGCTCTACCCAACTTCTTGACGATAACAATCAACTACAACATCATGGCCTGACTGCATTTCGTTCTAAGGAGAATCCCGAATGCGACGTTTCCTTATTGCTTTGGGCGTGCTCGCACTACTTGGGCTACCACGGGCGGTATCTGCTCACGACATGTGTTTTCCCTCGGACAAAACACCGTACTGCCTTCCTGATCCGTTTAGCGATTATTGGGAATTGAACGGTGGGTTGCCCGTTTTTGGCTATCCAGTGACAGCCAAGGCCGATGAACTCAATAAAGACACGGGCAAAATGCATCCAACCCAGTGGCTTGAGCGGAATCGGCTTGAATATCACAACGAAAATAAAGGAACGGCCTATGAAGTGTTGCTGGGATTGTTGGGAAAGGAACGCCTTGCCCAATTAGGTCGTAATCCTGCGAGTGAGCCGCGTGAAGCCGGGGCCAAAGCTGGGTGTTTGTGGTTTGAACAAACGGGACACAACATCTGCAATATTGAAGGTACGGTGGGCTTTAAGACCTATTGGGAAACCCATGGCTTGAAGATCAATGGCATGGACAAGTTTAGCCAATCGTTGCAACTGTTTGGACTTCCATTAACGGAACCAAAGATGGAAACCAATAGTGCAGGCGATAGGGTGTTGACGCAATGGTTTGAGCGTGCCCGCTTTGAATGGCATCCCAAGAATGGTGCTGAATATAAGGTGCTTTTAGGTTTGCTTGGCAAAGAAGTTCATGATAATGCTGGCTCACCTCCGCCAGCCACCCTTGCGATTGTTAGCCACCGCACGTATGTTGATAGTATCGACTTCCGGTGGATTGTTGGTGAAGTTGTGAATAATACAGCGAGCAATCAGCAATTTGTTAAGGTTATTGCGAATCTTTATGATGCTGGGAGTAATCTTGTTGGTACTGAGACTGGCTATACCATCCTCGATATTGTTAAGGCTGGTACGAAATCACCGTTTAGTATTCTGATTCTTGAGCCTCCAGCGAACTTTGATCATTACACGCTACAAATTGAGGCCCGTGAAACCACAACTGCACCCCTCGATACATTCGCCATCTTAAGTTTTGGCAATCGTGATTCCGAGATTGGCAATTACCGCTATGTGTATGGTGAAGTCCGCAATGATACGGGTGTTCCAGTGAAATTTACTAAGATAGCGATTACCTGTTACACCAAAGAATCAACGGTTCAACAAGTAGGGTTTGGCTACACATCGCTGCAAAATATTGCTGTTGGGCAGTCCTCTGCATTTGAAATATTGCTATCACAATGGTCAGGCGTTGAGCGCTGTGAGGCGCAAGTTCAAGCCAGAAAGCAATAACTGGAGCTATTGTTGGAAAAGCCTGCTCCTAGGAGCAGGCTTTTTTGATGCCGTGTGGATCGGTGAGCCGGAGCTGGCGGCCAGCGCTGAGCAAAAGCAACAACAAACCAACAACATTTGTTCGCGCTATGTTGTCGCTATATTGTTGCTTTGCAACTGGTGATCAGCGCTTTCGACAATAAACCGACAACGTTTGTTGTCGTTTCGTAAACCCCTATCGCAAGCAATAACAAACCAACAATAAACTAACAATATTTGTTGTCGTTTCGTAAACCCATCGACACTCACGGATGTATTCAATTGCGTTCAATTGTAAACATCGCGCTAACCACGGTGTATTCAATTGCGTTCAATTGCGTTCAATTGAACGCATCGCACCTTATCGATACTTACAATTGAACGCACCATGGTTCCACTAATCCTTTTGGGTTAATCGGGGCAAAACTATACCGTGTTCGGATTAATCATTTGGTGTATTACGTTCGCGAATGAATATATTCAAAAGCGATATTTCGTTTCTTAAATGCACTACCATTGCACTACCGTATGAAAATTGCTGATTTTTACCGTCATTTAATCCCGTTTATAAGAATCTTGTTAACATCTGACGTGACAAAGTGATTTAGGCGTAGTTCGGGCGTTTTTTGCACTTGCAAAAATAAAACGTTTCAATCATAATTTTTGCTATTGCATCGGCATTATTTGCTCACATCCTCGTTGCCGATGCACACTCATTCACCCCAGTTAGAGGTACAACACCATGGCGTGTGACCATCTTCTCCGCTCAGGGGTTTGTGGAGGGCTTGATCTTGTGGTCAATGTCCGCATAGAAACCACTGTATCCGCTGGGTCACTGCATCATGCCACGACTGCTGATGCAGATGCCCAGGTTCACCATGTTCGTGTCGGGATAGAACTGTTGGAGCAGTATTCGGTAACACACAACGATGACACCGAAGTGCTTGAATGGATCGCGAGTGTTGGACTTGATCAACAAACGCTTGATGAGGATCAATCAGTGGGGGGGCGACCAGTGGTTGATGATCAAAACCAAGCGGGTCGTGGGCAACCCGCTTGGCAGGACAGCGATCAGGCGTTCGTGGACGTTTCGACTTTCCAGCGCAAATGAGACAGGATAGCAGCACGATCATCGGGTGAGAGTTGACCCAATAAGTTCAGAAACATGCGTACCTCGGGGACGGCAGCGATGAGGACTTGGATGGTGGCATCCTCATCGGTGGGGTGAGCGTCCACGGGAATTCCACAGGCCTCAACGAGCTGGCGGAAGGGCAGGTTGAGGCTAATGGATAAGGCATTCAAGGTACGAAGATCGGGCATGACATCGGGCTTATTGATGAGATTGGAGAGGGTTGAAACGGCAATGCCAGAGCGTGTGGCAAGTTCCCGCAACGACCAGTTGCGGGAAGCCAGTTCTTGCGACAGGAGACTGGATAACCCAAGCATAAAACACCTCTCGATGGAATGTGATGGAACGGACGAAAACAAGGGATTGACAGATGTTCGATTTAGTGTACAATCCGACACATAATACACGAGGTTGAAGAAACAATCAACCGGAGACGGAACTCCACGGCAAGGTGGAGCTATTTTGGGATAAAGTGTTCGATTTGAAGAACAGTTCAAGGAATGATTATAATCATTAATCTACTGCTGTCGGATAGGTTAGTCGGATGAACGAGTTTAGAATTGCAGCTATGCTAAAACTGTATGTCGGTTTTACGTGGGAGTTCATTGTATGGAATACCAAATCAAGATTGATCAACTTCTTGGTTTATATTTTTCTGACGATGCAGACGACGCATTTCAATATATGCCAGAACATCAGCTTGATCGAGAGGAGAAAATGTCATCATCTCTTCCACAAGACGCTGAAAGTCTGGAATTGCTGAAACAATAGTTTGTAGTCGTTGGCTGTCTTCTGATTTAGCACTAGAGACATCGAAGCCACATGCAGCAATAATTCTAGCTAGCGGGATGTCAAAAGCTTGAGCTAATGTTGCAAGATTTTCTAATTTTGGTATCTGATTTGGGTTTTTGAGGATTTTAGATATGGTTGAATCAGGAATTCCTGATATTTCAGACAACTTTGTCTGATTCCACCCTCGTGCATCCATTTCAGATTTGATGAGATAAATCAAACCTGTAGTCATTATTAGGCCTTTGTTGATAGTAAATAATAATAACCATTACTTTATTTTAGAGGATAACATATGAGCCATCTACGAGACAATTCCAGTATGTGCGAAAATTTACGTTCAAAGATTATCAAATTTGTAGATTCTATACTTGAAGCACGAACTACTTCTTGTGAAGATACCCTTGAATATAAGCCTGAATTACACGTAAATCCTCAGCTTGGAGTTGTGCTAGATCTGAAACAACAGATCGTAGCTCCGGTAATGAGTTTAACAGAATCGAAATCTGTTCCTCTGGTAACTCTCCTCGAAGATCGATATCAAATCCGCAGACTGTAATCAACCGTGCTAGAGGGATATTTAATGCTTGACTTAATCGATCAAGGGTTTCTAGTTTTGGAACCGATTGAGGGTTCTTGAAGATATTACTAAGCGTTGATCGATCAATCCCTGCGCTATCCGCAAGCTGGCTATCTCGCCATCCTCTCGCAGTTAGTTGAACACGTAAGAATACTGCTAGTGTATTGGGCATTTAATTCACCAATAATTTCTTGAGAATGTTTATAAATTTATATTTTGAGGTATAGCATGAAAAAGCTGGGAGAATTGGCAGCCATGATTGATCGGATAACCAAAAACCTTATTTCCGATGGTTTTTTAGTGTTTCCAGATAAATCAGAACTGAGTTTACCTCATAACTGTCTAATTCAAGAAGATGCTCTACTACAGATTGATACTCAGGCATTGCATCCATTACCGAAATTAAGCGTTGAGCTTGAATCGTAGATGTTTCACTGAATTCGAGATCAAATCCAGCCATTTCTATAATTCGCCAGAATGGTAGCTTAAAGGTTTTTGCGAATTTAACCAGAGTTTCTAGGTCAGGAGTCACATCAGGATTATCACGAAGATTTTTTAATCCCGTATACGACACGCCAGATTTAATCGACAGTGCACGTAAACTTCCCTCGACTTCTGAGTGTTGTTTGATCTTATTTGAGAGTTGTCTCATTGTAAAAAATACCATATAGCCTTTATAGGCCTATGTTGTGGCTCGGCGGCGTGCTAATACTTCAAGATAGGCAAGCACTCCATCGATATCTTCTTTATCTAATTTCTGAAGGTGTTCTAATACAGGTTTATATTGAGGCATTACTTCCATAAGTTTGGATAATCGTTTTGTATGATCAGGATCGGTTGTATCTAAATCTAGATCATATCCAGCCATTTCTACGACACGCCAGAGAGGTATATTAAATGCTCTAGAAACTTTTGATAAAGTTTCTAAACTAGGAATAACGTTGGGATTATCAATAATATTAGCAAGGGCAGATTTGGATACTCCAGTTGTTTCCTCGAACTCACGCCAAGTCCACTCGTTATCCTTCATCTGCTTTTTAAGAAAAATGGATAATTCTGTCATTCTGACCTCGTGGACAAGCCGATAATACTTAGTATAAGGCATTGATTGTACTCTTGACAACTACAAATAACTACACTAGAATGTCCGATAGATAGTCAAAAAAACTTTCAAAAGTAAAGGAGTTCTATGAATAATTTGCAAGGTCGATTCACTGATGAACAACGTGATAAGTTAGAAAAAATATCGAAACAAGCAAAGGTTCCTATCGCAGCGGTATTACGATGGGCGGTAGAGGCCTACAATCCACCTATTTTTTTATCTACTTGTCCGATGAATAGTCAAAATGACAATGAAAAATATAACCAACCTGAACAAAACCAAGCAGCATAACTGTCCCATAGAAAGGAGCCAACGATGCGAACCATTGATACGATTCACCGTCATCTGAACAGTTTCCAAGGGTTTATTCCTACACCATCCTATCCTGTGCCTTCTCCTTGCCGACCTAGTTCGACAGCCCCGATCACCCCAGTCATCGCACGCACCAAAAAGACCCGCAAACCTAAGCGCCAACCCAGTTGCTCATGCCCTGCTTGCACGAAGGAACACACTGCGACTGGGGTATTCCGTTGCCTCAAGGGCAAGGAATACGTGATCTTTGCTGCTGGCCAATGCTTAGGTTATCGCAAGACCGAAGGCACCGCTGATACCCTGCTCCGCGACTATCGCTATACCTTTCTCACCAAGCATGCAGGCTGATTGTTGGACGGCTATCGGTTGCATGCCGTAAATGCAGCGCCAGAAGCGTAACTGGCACGGCCTGAGCAGTCCACAACCTGCTCACCAGCGCCAGTGTGGCGCAACTCGGTATGTATCGATGCTCACCCGTTGTTGTGCGGAACAGCGGCCCCGTTCGCCAGCAGGACTACCTTAACAACTGCATACGCAGTCGTGGCATATCGTGCGCACCCAGCGCGGGATTGCAGCATACCAACGAAGGCTATAGGCGATGACCCTACCTCGGCAGACACGCCGCGCCGTTGCTCATGCTGCACCACGATCACCGGGCAGGAAATCACGTAGGCCTGCCCAAAACACACGATCAAAAGTCTACTACGTCCTATGGTTTTTCGTCTCTCAGTTTGTTGATGAGGTTTCGATGATTGAATTGCTGATTTGCACCCTTGGTTGTGCCATTAGCCTGGCCACGGAACATCTTGCCTTGTGGGATCACCCATGGCGGTTACGCCCACCCATCACCTACATGATCGGCATGCTCACGATCATTGCGTGGTTTACCGTTTTTTGTCTCTTGATCGACCCGCTCTATGTCTTTTTTGGCGTGGCGCTGCTGTTGTTGTCTGGCGGGGCCGGACTGGTGGTGATTCTTGGCTATTGGCTCCGCAGGGTATTGACGGTCAAAGATCAGGCCGCGTTTACCGCTGGGCAGCTTAGTCGGTCGGTTCCATCACCAATCACGCAGGATTGGATTGATGGCCACGACCGATAAACACAAACGTTGGGCCGAGATTACGGATGCGCTCGCATTGCGCGGCAATGCTGATGATGCGTTCGTCGAAATTGCCCAACGTTCCCGCGAGCCGGTGATTTTGCAGCTGGTGCAAAAAGGGCGTGATGAGTTGGCCAAGCAACGTCAACGCCTGATCGCCCTGCGTGATGCACCGGAAAAGGAGCTGAAACAGGAATGA